CTAATAATCTTTCTAAAGGTTGTTCAACCCAACGAGTAATCTCATCGTTTTATAAGCGGAGTTAGTGTAACGATAGCACATCGGACTTCCAGTTCGAAGGATGTGGTTTAATTCCATGGCCCCGCTCACATAGTCAGTTTGCAGTAAAAGCTCGAATGGTGAGGTTAAAAAAGCAGTTGTGACTTTAAATAAACAAAAAAATTTGTAACTATTCACATTCATCGTGGTCAATTTAGCAATGTGTTCTGATAACCGAACCTACAAGCAGTTTATGACCCAAAATAAAAAACTAAAAAGTGTGGAGTTATTAGTTTTCGGGGAGGTTTTATACCTTTAAAAACGTAATCTTTAACGATAGGATTGCCGGTTAAGTAGTAGGCCACTGCATAGAGTTACCGCTCCCCATTTAACTCTAAATTTTTAAAACATATACTTATTATAAATGAAATCTTTAACAACACATACAACGATTTGTAACCCGATTATTTGGGAAATTTCTGTGCCCTGTTAAGGATGATTTATTTATTAAAATAATTAAAACCCCTTAACGATTGTTTAGGGGTTTTTTATTTTATACATTGGAATATAGCTCAATTGGTTAGAGCATCCGTCTGATACGCGGAAGGTTGTAGGTTCGATTCCCACTATTCCAACTATGTTTTGTAGTAAAGGTGTCAGGTTAAAACTGACATATAAACTATAAAACATAAAACATCCGCATGGTGAAATGGTATCATAACGGTCTCCAAAACCGCTGTTCCGAGTTCGAATCTTGGTGTGGGTGCAAATGGAAAAATATGCTAAACGAATTAAAACAATTGTGGAAAGAAACCGATACCATTCAAAAAATAATGATGGTTGTATTTTTACCTATTGGAATAGTTGTTGGCATAATATATGGTTTATGGTTGATATTTTGGAACGTATATGGCATTACGTTTATATGTGGAATGGTACTACTCCAATCAACCGATACACCCGAAGAAGGGTGGCAACGAGGGCAGGCAGTGGGAACATTGGTAGGATTAATTCTCTTAATAATAAGAGCTGTAAAATCAAATAATAAAAAAGAAAATTAAAATGAAAACATTCAAAGATTTAGTATTTAAACCACATCCTATACATTCGGATGGGATTGTATCTCGATTGGAATTTGATAACGGATATGGGGTTTCAGTAGTTAGACATTCATCATCTTATGGGTATGATAGGGGTTTATACGAAATGGCAGTATTAAAGGATAATCAGATTCATTACGATAATCCGATAGCAAAGGGCGATGTAGTGGGTTGGTTACGGGATGAAGATGTAACCGATGCAATGTTAATTATTCAAAGTTGGTAAAATGAGACGTAAGATTATATTCATAGATATTGATGGACCTTTAGCATGGGGAACATGGGGTGATGGTAGAGTTCAAATGCACAACGATGGTATGGAATATAATATACCATATCCATGGGTGCATGAAGATTGTGATGCATTACAAAAGATAACTGATGAAACAAATGCATCACTAGTGGTTAGTTCTGATTGGAGAAAGCATTTTGGTTTTCTTCAATTAAGACGTATCTTCCAATACTATGGTATCTACGCACCTATTGTGGATATAACAACACATCAGGACTTATGGAATAGAATGAGTAGACCTTCTGCAGAATGGGAAAGAGCATCTGAAATTGTAAAGTGGGCTAAAGATAATAAAGTATCTAATTGGATTTCAATTGATGATATGAAGTTAGACCACCAATACAAATGGATGAAACCCAGAATACCAATGTGGAGACATGTACAGGTTGATGGTGATTGGGGAGTTGGTGGTAGATTGAGAGATAAAGTAGATGAATGCATTGAAAAATTAAATAGGTAGTGGTGGGTTGGCCGAGCGATTAGGCGGAGGTCTGCAAAACCTTCCACACAGGTTTGAACCCTGTACCCACCTCTACTTGATATGGTGACTGTAGCCTAATGGTAGGGCGAAAGTTTGTGGCACTTTATGTGAGAGTTCGATTCTCTCCGGTCACACAAAAGTAAAAATTTTAATATTTAAAAAAAACAAAATGAAAAAAACGTTACTAACAATTATCTTATCTCTGATTCTATTGATAGGTTCTGCACAAACCAACGAAGCTTACTATAAGGCAGTTTCGACTGAACTTTATGTGAAGAATGAATACACTAATGCTTGGGATATATACCAAAAAAATGCAACTACAAATATAACGGTTGTCATTGAAGAAAACTTTGTATCAATACAGGCACAAAAACCAACTATATATAGAATTTATAAAGATGAGATTCAACAAATCAACACCGATAAACTAATTGGATCCAGATACACCGCAAAGGATTTAAAAACAAATGAGTGGTGTACAATTGATGTGGTTAGAAGTAAATCGGAAGATAATGGATTTTATTTGATAAGTATAATTGTTGGTAAAATCAATTTAAGATATTTTGTACAATAAAAATTAAAAATTAAGTTATGAAAAAATTAATCCTGTCCCTATCGTTTATTTTAGTAACCCTTTTTGGTCAATCACAAAGTTCTGCAGAGAATGCACTATTTAGAATAGAAGCAATGGGTTGGTCCGGCACAAACTATGTAGTGAAGTTAACAAACAAAGTTAATTGTGAAACAACATTTAGATTTAATTATACGGGTGGAGTAAAAGATACAACACTTTCTGCAAATGTAACTAGTATGATTTTGTTACCGAACATGAGTACAAATGCCGTAAGTATAAAAGTTAAAAGACAAAGTGGAGCGGTGTGTTTGAATGGAGTTAGTAATGATTGGACAGAAATAAGTGTCCTACAAATAGCATTACCGATTAAGTTCAAATCCATATCAGTTAGAAGAATAAGTAGTAAGTCGGTTCGATTGGATTTTGAATCGGAAGAAGATAATACAATTGAAAAGTATCACATCAAAATTAGTACAGATGGAAAGCTTTGGAAAGATGTAATGGTTATATTCCCAAATGGGGTACAAGGAAGTAAAAAATATTCAGTAACAATTAATTTATAAGGTATGAAAAAGTTTTTATTTATAATGTGTTTATTATTGGTGGTGTTGGCAGCATGTCTCAAACCAAAAGAAGATGTACAAGTGACAAATACAAATCAGCAAATACTTATAAAAGTGGATGCGGAGCATAATGATGGTGGTATAGTAAGTTCTCCTATTGTAGTTGTTCGTTAAAATAATGTCATATGGTATATAAGAAATTGTATTCCGCAGAAGAGGTGGATTTAGTAGAATATGTTAATCACTATCTATCAGCAAATGAGAATGTTCAAATCCTAATAGGTTGTGATTCGCAAAATTTTGTAGATAAGACTGTGTATGCCATAGTAGTCGCTTTGTATAAAAATGGTAAAGGTGCACACGTACTATACAATCGTTGGAAAACTCCTGTAGAACCGACAAGGAATATTAGATTATTAAATGAAGTGTGGTATGCGGTAGAAGTTGCAGAACATTTAAAAAAAGCAGGATTACCCAAAGTGAAATGGATTGATATTGATATTAATCCTGACCCTAAATACAAATCCAATGAGGTTCTACGGCAAGCAGTTGGTATGGTTGAGGGTATGGGATATTCGGTTAGGTATAAAACACTTGGTCCAATCGCAACTTATGCGGCAGACCATTTGGTAAAAATATAATTTGGTATTGTAACAAATTTTGTATATATTGGTTACAATTATGGCCTCGTCGTCTAATGGTTAGGACGTCACCCTTTCACGGTGAAGATTTCGGTTCGACTCCGTGCGAGGCTACAAAATGCCCGAGTAGCTCAGTTGGTAGAGCTTCTGATTTGTAATCAGATGGTCGCAGGTTCGAGTCCTGTCTCTGGCTCAAAAGGACTTTAATGGATGGTGTACACATCTGAAGCAGGTTAGTCCCACCTGTAAAAAGGATTGGTAGTTCAGTTGGTTAGAATGCCGCCCTGTCACGGCGGAGGTCGCGAGTTCGAGTCTCGTCCATTCCGCAAAACACAATTCGGTTGTATATGCAATTAGCTCGGCAACCGCTCGCACTTGAAGATGTAAAGTGATTGTGTTCACATATGGCCTCGTAGTTCAATGGATAGAACGGGTGACTTCTAATCTCCAGATCCAAGTTCGATTCTTGGCGAGGCTACCATCGGGGAATAGTACAGTCCGGTAGTATGCATGGTTTGGGACCATGAGGTCGTAGGTTCGAATCCTGCTTCCCCGACAAAAAAGATTTGGAAATGTTGAAAAATATTTCTATCTTACATTTAGTTCTTTAAGAAATGCCCTTGTGGTGGAATAGGTAGACACGCAGGACTTAAAATCCTGTTCGCCGAAAAAGCGAGTACGAGTTCGATTCTCGTTGGGGGCACACATTATCGTTCTTTGACATATAAGGAGAAACAAATTATGGAAATACTATCATTCATTTTAGGGATAGCGTTGGTGGTGGTTATTGCACTTGCAATAGTTGCTATTTACACTTTCGTTAAGGTAGGAAAATTAGCAAATGCTGTGAGAGATTTTGATATTAGAGAATCATCTATATATCAGAATATGCAATCAGAAGTAGGAGCATTACATAGAAGAGTAGATGAATTGGATAATAATATCGGTAGAAGAATTGATGATTTTGAAAGAGATATTTACTCCCAATTAGATTCTAGATTAGACAAGTTAGAAAACAAATTAACTGGCAATGTTGCCACAAAACAAAATTTAAAAGCATAAAATAGTTAAAGAACGATAATGTAATGGGGAAGTAGCTCAGTTGGCTAGAGCACTTGATTTGCATTCAAGGGGTCATGGGTTCGACTCCCTTCTTCTCCACATTTGGACCTATAGCTCAGTCGGTTAGAGCAAATGACTCATAATCATTAGGTCCCTGGTTCGAGCCCAGGTGGGTCCACATAAAAAAATAATATAAAATTAATAATATTTTTTATTATAATCCGTATATATGAATGATTACCTTTATTTATTAAAATTCATAATCATTTTATGGCCGGAAAAAAGATATTATTCATTCTCCGAAGGAGAGTTGACTATAACGTACAAAAACATGGAACTAATAAAAGTTTAAGTACGGGATTGTATAATTCGGCAACATATATGCACGAGATGTTATTGAATGCAGGTATTGATAGTAAAATGTGTGTTGTTGAAGATAATAATAAAATCGATAAAGAGGTATCGGAGTATAAACCAACGCATGTTATTATAGAGGCGTTATGGGTTGTACCATCGAAGTTTAGTGTTTTATGTAAACTACATCCAAACGTAAAATGGATAATACGTTTACATAGTGAGATACCATTTTTGGGTAACGAAGGAATAGCTTTTGATTGGATTGGTGATTATATAGAATTTCCTAACGTAATCATCGCACCAAATTCCAAAAGAGCATTGAAAGATGTTCGGAATTTTGTTAAAACTAAAACATATTGGGGTGATGAATACCTTAAAGAAAAGGTTATACTTTTACCAAATTCATATCCTATTGTTTGGAAAAGAAAAACCTACTCCCAAAAAGATGAATATATAGATATCGCTTGTTTTGGAGCAGTGAGGCCTATGAAAAATCATGTGATACAGGCATTAGCAGCAATTGAATTTGCAGAATCAATAGGAAAAAAACTTCGATTCCATATAAATTCTGGAAGAGTTGAACAGAGAGGTGAATCGGTTATAAATAATTTAATTGGTATTTTTAGTCATATTTACGATTCTGGTCACAGATTGATAAATCACGATTGGTTACCGAGAGAAAAATTTATTGAACTATGTTCGACAATTGATATTGGAATGCAAGTTTCATTTTCAGAAACATTTAATATAGTGGCGGCTGATATGTTGAGTCAGGGAGTTCCAATAGTTGTTTCCGATGAAATTCCATGGAGTAATCCAATGTTCGAAGCATCTCCAACCGATAGTGGTGATATGGTTAGAAAACTTAAATTGACAAATAAATTTAATTGGATTAATGTTTATACAAATCAAAAATTATTAAATATATATACTAACAAAACACGTAAAATCTGGCTAAAACATTTTAAATGAAAAAGAGAGAAAGTAATAAGTACATTTTAAAAAACCCAATAGCATTGAAAGATTATCAACCAAATGATAATATGACTTTTAATGTGGTTTTGAAACTAATAAAGAAAGAAAATAACATACTATATGTTGAAGAAATAGAATGCGAATCTATACAAGATGCTCATAAAAAAATAAAGCAGATAAAAGAATCAGGTGTTAGAGTTAAAATATATAATGAGCATAGACATTTAGTACATAGTGAAACTGTGAACTATATTGTAGAACATGGAAATACACCAGATTACGCTTAATTAAATTTTATGAAAAAATTCTTATTATATTCATCAATATTTGTATTGATTATAATTTCAATGTTTATTGGGTGTAATGCATTTTCAAATGAAGATAAACCATTCAATCAGGTTGTATTAAGTGAAGATAATATGGTAATAAATTACACTAGTATTAATTACTATGATACCGTTTTGAGTGTTGGATTGGATATGGCCGGAGTTGATGGTGTGTTAGTTAGAATGGAATCATTAAGTGATGCTGCAAAATCTAACTTTGATGGAGAACTAAAGGCACATATTAGATATTATAATGGTGTTTATTATTTGTTTGTTGATGAATTGGATAGAGAGGATGCTATAACCATCATAGCACATGAAATAATTCACATATTACAATATAATTCAGGTCAGTTGCAATATGATTTAGCAAACGGATATGTTATATGGGAAAACGAAACGATTGATCCAACGCGAGTATCATATGATGATAGACCTTGGGAGCAGGATGCACACCAAAGAGATGGGCAGTTAAGTGTTAAAATTAGAGATATATTATACAATTAAAAAAAAAGAAAAAGTTATGCAAGTATTTATTTGTTATTATGCAATCACATTTTTGTATTGCATAGTTATGGCTTCCAGAAGATGGAATAAAGATGTTAGAGCGGGTGGATTAGGAATTACTCCTGCTATGGACACTATGGCAATCGCAATCATGTGTTGGGCATTGGCACCTGTAGATATATTCTTAACGTGGGTTAGGGTATATAAAGAGGCAGAAGAGGCAAAACGTAGGATAGACAAAGAACACAATATTTTCTAAATCCAACAGGAGAGATGGCAGAGTGGTTGAATGCACCGGTCTTGAAAACCGGCATACTGAAAGGTATCTGGGGTTCGAATCCCTGTCTCTCCGCAGATTGTAAGGTGGTGAAATTAAATAACAGACGCGTTGTTTATGGCAGACACTCCCACTCGTCTCGTGGGTGCAGATATAGAAATAGATAAAAGGTATGGGTTGACCACAAGCTGCAGCAAATGTGCCTTTTGTTGAATCTCTGCGTGAAGGTTCGAATCCTTCCCTTACAGCACAAGCGGATATCGTATAATGGTTATTACTCCTTCCTTCCAAGTAGGAGATGTCGGTTCGATTCCGGCTATCCGCTCATGGGCCTGTTAGTATTAGGCCGAAAGAGAAATAGGTGTTTTTCAATTACTAACCTTCCAAACACCATTTTTGGAGGGTATATTGCCCTTTAGTATAACGGTAGTACGACAGATTTTGATTCTGTTTGTTGTGGTTCGAATCCATGAGGGGCAACAAAAAAGCCGGTATAAAACCGGCCTTTTCTTTGGTTAAGAAATCAAATTACTTTTTTGAAACGATTGACCAAACTGTTCCAACTAATGTTGCAACACCACCCGCTAACTCTGTGTAGAGTGATTCATCGATTAAACCTTTGGCGATTACAATACCACCAACAAATGTCAATACATGTCTTAAAATACCTAATACTTGATCTTTGTTCATTTTTACTTTTTTTAGTTTAAAAATAAGTAGTAACCCTTAAGTAATAATATATATTCTTCTTTATTATCAATAATCAACACATATTTCTAATATAGAAAAATATTATAAAACTAAAAAAATAATAGATAATATTTATATTATTTTGCAGAATATTGTTCTGATAATCTATATATTTTTAGAATAAATTTCTACAAAACAACTGAAAAAAAATATTTTGTATTTTATTGTTTTTTACTTATATTTGATTATGGAAAAAATAGAAATTAATGCTGGTCACTATTTAGAATTAATGGATAGATTGCATGTTATAGCGTGTACATTAAATGACCATTGTGTAGAACATCCTTTGTCAAAAGCTGATAAAGAAATTGAATTTAGAATAAAATATGCTTTGGGGCAAATATGGGATGCCTATCAGTATGTAGGAAAAAAAGATTATGAAAATGAGAATAACACATATTAGCGATACACACAATAAGCACAACCAACTTAATGGTAAATTGCCGGGTGGTGATTTACTGATACATAGTGGTGATATTTCATCTATTGGTAGAGAGAGTGAAGTTGAACGTTTTATAAAGTGGTTCAATGGAATTGATAACTATACCAATAAAGTATTTATAGCAGGAAACCATGACTTGAGTTTTGAATCCGAAGAACTATTTCAAAGAAAATCTAGCTTTTTTGATAGAAAAATCTATGAAGGAATTCCATCTATGGGAAAACCACAATGGTTGGAAGTATTATTGGGTTCAGAATTAGCATCTAATGTTTTTTATTTAGAAAATAATTACATAACAATAGATGATATTAAAATTTGGGGATCCCCATACTCACCAACATTTGGATATGATTGGGCATTTAATGTTGATAGAGGACACGATGCTATTAAGATTTGGAATAAGATACCGAAGGATGCTGATATTGTAATAACCCATACACCAATATATGGGTATTGTGATAGAGCATCAAACACAAATGAAAATGTAGGATGTGCAAATTTATATCAAAGATTGAATGAATTGAATGTTCAACTACATTTTAGCGGTCATATTCACGAAGCGTATGGTTATAAACCAACAAAATGGGGATATGCTTTTAATGGGTGTAATTGTAATTTGAGTTATGAAGTTTATAATAACCCAATAACATTTGATTACGATTTTATTTCAAAAGAAATAAACTTTTTATGATGAAGAAAGAAAAAATATGGTTGTATTTAGATGATGTTCGAATACCGACCGAAGGAAATTGGCAAGTGGTTAGAAATTATGATGAGTTTATTTTGCATATAAAAATGCATGGGTTGGAGAACTACGAAGTAATAAGTTTGGATCACGATTTGGGTGAAGGTGCAATGGTAGAATATTATACCAACGTAAAACCTAATTATGAATTAAATTATGAAAGGATACCTGAAAAGACGGGTATGGATTGTGCTAGATTTTTGGTAACGGAAGCAATGAACAAAAATATTCAGTTACCAACTATCTATGTACATTCTGCCAATCCAATCGGAGCAGCAAATATAATAGGTTATATTAACAACTATTTTAGAAATCACAAATTGCCTGAAGTTTGTGTGAAAGTTAATATAGAACACACATACTCACCTGACCAAATTTTGAGTGAGGAAGAAAGACATCGTAGATACAATATTGTAAAAAAATATAAAAAATAAGTTATGATTGGATTTGTAATTGGATTCGTATTAACATCAGTTTGGATTGGCTTCGAAATGTGGCGAGCACCAACGATGGATGAAAGAACAGGAAAAATAATAAAAGAAGGAAAAAAACTTTCAGATTTATTCAGTAAAAAATAAAAAACAAATAGTTATGGACATCCGATTCACAGACAGCTTTAGTAAAAGTTTGAAAAGGTTAATTTGGCATCAGCATTGGTTATATAAAACCTATGCGTTATTCCGTTATGATATTCCATTGTTCTTAAAAAACATTTGGAGATTCAGAAAGGAATTGTGGCAACACCAATGGTGGGATTACCGATTCACACTTGATATGTTTCAACGTTCTTTAACAATAATGGAAAAGGGAATGAGTGAGAAGGGGTTTGAAGTTACGGAAACAAGAGAACCAAAGATTAAATCTATGAGACGTGCTTTGGAATTGATTCGTAACAATAGAGAAGATAATTATGTTGAACGTGCGGAGGCTGAATTGGGAGAATTGAGTAGATGGGATTGGGAAATAGATGAGAATGGTTTTATGATTGATAGAGATACTCCAGAACAAAAAGAACACAATCGTAAAGTATTTGAAAGAGCACGGGAAATAGAAGATGCGGAGTGGACTGAATTGTGGGAGATTTTTAAAGGTACTAAATATTCAAAGAAATTTGGAAAAAAGTACGATGGGACGGATATGAGAGGGTGGTGGGATTAATAGGATTACTAACCATTTAATATATGTTTTTATGTTTGCTATTTTGTTTTCCATTGCTATTGCAGCTATCATTGCCATCCTTTGGGTAAGGGGTATTGATAATATGAAAAAAAATCATCCCGATTATAAAGGTGAAGATTTCCTAAACTGGGATAAGGATATAACTAAATCCGCCGGAAGAGATGGATGGGATGATAACCGAGTCCACACCGAAGGTGACTTCTAATTAATATTTAAAATTTAAAAAGTTATGAAAGAGTTTATTAAAAAGTATCAGAAATTAATTGTAGGGTTGGGTGCAGTATCTGCATTGACGATATGTTACCTACAACAAAAAGAATTAACAAAATTGCGTAGTGAAAGAGATAATCTAATCCATCATATGGTAGATGCACATGCTATGTCAGGTGGTGATATTGCAAAAGCACAAACAATTGATTCTCTACAAAAGAGATGTGATTCTCTTTATGATGAATTATTCCCTGCTCAAATTGAATTGGGTAGATATCAAGTTGCGTATGAAATCTTTATGGAAAGAAATCCAAAAGCAGCGCAACAATATGGTACAATTATTTCAGAAGAAACAGAATAAGTTATGGCAGTAGAAACAAAGTTGGATATGATATTAAAAGTTCTCGAAGATATAAGAGAAATTTTGAAAGAACAAAAACAACAAACACAAACAAAAATTACCGTCGTAGGTAATAAAACACAAAGTACAAAAGGACTTAAAAGTAGTGAAGATTTTACCCTATAAATGGGGTTTTATAACTCATTGATAATCAAAGACTTACATATGTAGGTCTTTTTTTATGCGTAACTAATTGATTGTCAATGGGTTAAAAAATAGTTTAAAATTTTTTTGGCCATTTGAAAAAAAAGTCGTATATTTACATATATTCAAAAATTAATCACACAAATTTATTGTTATGAGTTGGTACAAATCCGCAGTTGGTAAGGTGAAGAATTATGCTTCATCTTTTTGGTATGATGACTATGATACATCATTTGACTATCTTGAAGAATACGGGTCGTTCCAAAAGAAAGATTTGGATGCGTATAAAAAAACCCATAACCTTTACAAATTGGCATCGGTTCGTAGGGCTATTTCAAATTTCGTTCAAATCGTAACGAACAAATCTATTCCCGTTTCATTCGCAACAAAGAGTGATAGTAAAACGGATGGTAAGCGTGTTATCCTTTCCGCTGATGTGGATGATAACTTTGACGTTTCGGTTGGGTTGGCATTACACGAAGGTTCACACATTGTACTTTCCGATTTTGAAATGTTGGCAGCACTATCCAACGTTAAAGGTGGTATAGAATCTCTGATTAGAAACATTCAATACCAAAAACAAAAAGCAGAACTTGAAGGAGCCGTTGATATCTACGATGAGAACTATGTTGCAAAATCAATATCGGATTTCATTGATGGTAGATACCCAAAGTATTCATCTCAAATGAAAGATATTTATCTTACCACAGGTAAAGTTGGTAAGTATGGAAATCTAACGGATGAAGTACACAATGTTATTCAGGGATTGACCAATTGGATTGAAGATAGACGTATTGATCATTACATATATAATTCCGCTCCTGGTTATAGAGATTATTATCTTTCTATGTATGAACATTATTTCAATGATAAATCTGTAACCAAAGGTATCAAATCCGATGAGTTTACGGAAGAAACGATTGATAGTTATATGTTCCGAATTATCAACCTATTGAATAGTGAAACAAATCTATCCAAACTGAAAGGACTTCGTACTATATATCGTATGTTGGATTTGAAGAACATCAGTAGATTGAAAACATCGCAAGATTCTCTAGAACTATCTATCAATATTGTTTCCGAAATACTGAAGCATGTTACGGAAAACCAACAACAAACCGGCGCAGGTAAGGGTAATGGTAACAACCCTGATGGACAACCACAAAATGGTGATGCGGATGTAAACGAAATGGGTGATGGTAATAACGATGATATGGGTGGTGCAAATGGTGATGCGAATGTGCAAGGTCAGAATAGTTCGCAATCAACATCGACGCCCGATAGTGATGGTGAAGGAAAGGATATGTTATCTAAATCCGCTCTTCAATCTTTACTTAAAAAGTTCCAAAAGCAAAAAGACTTTCTTAATGGTAATCTGAAGAAGAAAACGATAACAAAGCAGGAGAGTGAGAAGTTGGAAGATATTCAGGAATCTGGTACGGAGTTGGTACGTGTTGGTTCTGATTATACACGTGATAATGGTACACCGATTGGTAAGGGTGTTGATTGTATCGTAGTGAAGAACCTTACACCCAAACTATTAGAGAGTTCGGACTTTCCATTCACCAATAGACGTTGGTCAGAAGATGGAGTACATACACCATATATTGATGAAGTGAAGCGTGGTACTATGTTGGGTACTTTGTTGGGTAAGAAACTACAAATTCGTAATGAGAGTCGTGAAACAATATTCAGTAGATTGAAGAAGGGTAAGATTGATGGACGTATGGTTGCATCGCTTGGATTTGATAACGATAATGTATTTTATCAACGTGATGTTGACCAATACAAAAAAGCAAACCTACATATCTCAATAGATTACTCCGGCTCAATGAGTGGTAGTAAGTTGAGAAAAGCGATTGTATCTACCGTCGCTATTGTTAAGGCTTGTGAAATGGCACGTAACATCAATACGCAAGTATCAATTCGTTCAACCGATAGTGGTAGTAGACCATTGCCATACGTTGTATTAGTACACGATAGTCGTAAGAGTACATTCAAACAATTTGCTCACTATATGAGTGCACTTGAATGTACAAATACAACACCTGAAGGTTTGTGTTTTGAAGCAATTATGAAGGAACTTATCCCATCTACAAATGATACGGATAGTTATTTCTTAAACTTTTCGGATGGACAACCAACATACTCAATTCACACAGGTAGTGATGAAATTAGTTATGGTGGTACAACTGCTGCAAAACATACCCGTAAGCAAGTGAAGAAGATGCAATCAAATGGTATGAGTATTCTTTCTTACTTTATTACGGAGTATAGTGAAGAACGTTTCCAACATTCATCCGATTGGGAAATATTCAGAGAGAGTTATGGACCCGATGCAAAATACATAAACGTAGAAAATATGTTTGAGGTTGCAAAAACGATGAACGAATTGTTCCTTAAAAAAGAGAGATAATCAAAAGGGGAGTTTGACTCCCCTTTTTTAATAAAAATAGTTTAATAATAAATCACCAAAAATTAAAACATGAAAAAGAAAATTGTCAGCAAAACTACTAAAACAAAAACTATGGCTCGTAAAACTGCAAAGCGTGTGAGTACACGTAAAAGTACTCGTAAGACAGTGGATACAAACATTGGATTCACAGATGAGTGTTACAAAAGTATTCAGATTGGACGTTCGTTTGCATTGATGAATACCGCAGGTGATGTTACTCAAAAGGTTGCCGGTATCAGTAAGGCTAAAATGAAAGAAGCTCATACTGAAAACAAAGCACTTCGTGGATATGTGGGTAAGACTGGTAACGTAACCTACAAATTGGTTGAGATGGATGAATTCAAAAAGTTGGCTAATGTAATTGATGATAATGCGTGTGATAGTGTAAGTGAAGCATTTGAAACACATGATGCGTTGAAGCAGTTTATCCATGAGAAAGGTGCTGAACTGAAACCTGAAGGTTTGTTCATTGAATCATTGAAGTGGAAATATCTTCTTCGTTCAGCAGTACGTGGTAAGAACATTATGATGTTAGGCCCCACCGGTTGTGGTAAGACACTTGCCGCTCAATCATTGGTTAAATCCCTAAAGCGTCCTGATTTCTATTTCAACTTGGGTGCTACGCAAGATGCCCGTGCTACCCTTATTGGTAACACACACTTTAACAAAGAGACCGGTACATTCTTTAGTGAATCGGCTTTCGTTAAAGCAATCAAAACTCCTAACGCAATCATTTTGCTTGACGAGTTGAGCCGTGCACATCCAGAAGCTGCAAATATCCTTATGACTGTGTTGGACCAGGGACAAAGGTATCTCCGTTTGGACGAGGCTATTGATTCACCTATCGTAAAAGTTGCAAGTGGTGTTACATTCATCGCAACCGCAAACGTAGGTAATGAGTACACCGCAACCCGTGTTATGGACCGAGCCCTTCTCGATCGTTTCGTAACTATTGAGATGGACCTGTTGGATAAGCAAAGTGAATATGAGTTGTTGAAATTCAAATTCCCTGAAGCGGATGATTATTCATTGAACGCTCTCGCTGAAATCGCTGAAACAACCCGTCAACTTATCAAAACGGATATGAGTAAGGTTTCTACCATTATCTCTACCCGTGTGAATGTTGAGGCTGCCGGACTCATCTATGATGGTTTCACATTGATGGAAGCAGCAGAGATTGCAATCCTTCCTTATTTCAGTAATGATGGTGGATTGGATAGTGAGCGTGTGTTTGTGAAACAACTTGTTCAGAAATATATTAAAACCGAAGACGGTTCTCAACTCTTCAATGAAGTGAATGATGACCAATCCGCAGACGAAACTATTGTTTGGTAGTAGTTAATGGTGATTTGAAAATTGGGGTGGCATTTGTCACCCCTTTTTCTTTTTTTAAAATATGAAGATATGAATATAGATTACAAAATAACCGAAGTGAAACCAAATGTGTTTGCCGTTATTATAGAAAATAATTACGATAGAGCAATGATGTTTTGTAGAGTTCAGGAGTTTTATGAGTCACCTAATCCTAATTTTTGTGGAAAGCATTTTAGTATGTGGGATTATATGAAATGGTATAGTGAAGAATATGGTAGAGGTTTTAGTTATGGTAGTGATTGGAGTGGATTTAATATTCCGTTTGATGTGTTACACAATTGCTATGATAATATTGATAAATTTGAAACGCCATATGATGCCATTATGTATAAAATATATTGGGAAATTCGTACAATGAAAGGTGATGGTAAAGCATATGTAATTGGTGCTGCAAATACGGAAGGTGATACATTCAAACATGAAATATGTCATGGATTATACTCAACGAATAAAAACTATAAATCATTCGTCAATGAGATAACCGATACAATACCATTGAAGGAATACACTACATTCAGAAACAACCTTATTCAAATGGGATATACCGATAAAGTTATTGCTGATGAAATACAGGCGTATCTAACATTCGGACATGATTACCAAAAGTTCAATAATGGTGTAGATAAAAAACTTTGTAAAAACTTAAACAAAGAGTATATAAAAGTATTTAATAATTTTTAAATTTAAATGATATGCAAATAACAGATGAACAAAAGCAGGACATTCAAATGATTCTTTCAGATGCAAAGGATTGGGGAGTAGAAAAGCAAGTTGAGAAAAAAGCAAAAGAGTATATCAAAGAAGGACATGGTATAATTGATGCATACCATTACGCATTTGAAGATTGTATAAACTAATTTTTTATGTTAAAAATTAAAAACAAAGAAAAAGTAATTGGTCACACATTTGTGAACGATAGATTTGTTTGTAAGAGTGTTCATGACGATGATGTATCATCTATAAGATTTCAGTTTGAAGATTTGGGTGCACCCACAAAGAGTTTTACTTGGATTGAAATGAGTAAGCACAAAGAGTGGGATAATCACGATAAAGATTGGTATTATAAATTAAGATATAGAAATGCTCCTGAACATAGAGTTACTTTGGATTATTTCAATCACATTCAAAATGTATTATCAACCTTTGAAGATGCACTAAAAACAACTATAAAATGAAATTAACAATTGAAAATATTGAAACGATTGAAGGTATCAGGGATCCAGTAGGATTGATACAAATCAGAAATGTTCACGTTAAACCAACAGAGTACCAAATCCTATTTTATAATGAACACTATTCGGGTAATTGGGAAGTTGTGATTTATAGATATAAAGAAAATGTTGGAGATAGTTACGATGTTGATTTTACCAATATTGATACATCTGGGAATTGGGAAAAATATACAATAGTAAACTATCAGATGAAGGATGTTGAAACATTCTTTGATTACCTTAATAATACTTGTCACGATTTTGATATTATACACAATAAATAAAAAAACATATGGGATTCGCAGGAACAACAAGAGCAATTTATACGCAGGGTAGAATACAAAAAATGCGTAGTGAAAGAAAAACAAAAAAAGCAAAGGTTGATGGAGTACCGGATGATAAATACATTCGGAGTATGGGTGACCTAATTGGTGCCGGACATTTGAGATTCAATTCTATCAGTAATGTTAATATAAAGACTGAACAGATTGTATTACCACATCAGCAAAAAATGATTAAGAAAACGGTTGAATTACAAAAGTTAAATAGAGAGGATGCAGGACTAGGTGAAGGACCTGATATGGTTGGGTATTTGGCAAGTGGACATCCTAAAGATCCTACCTTTCAAATAAAGGGTTGGATTAATGAAGATGGTTCCATACGATTGGAGTTAGTAACAAATCATACAATGATACCATAATGATAAAGAACTTTAAAGAAAAAACAGAACATCGTTACATTAATGTTTGTATTTATCCACAAACCATAGCAATGTATGAAATTGTTGAGTCTTGGACCGAAGAATTTGTTAATGGAGATTGGGCTGGGTTGGTTAGATTACGATACAATGGTTCTGATTTCGTAGATAAAGTTCCCAAAGAGTTTATCATCGAAACAAGAATTACAGAACCAAAAAATCTATTTTACGATGTAATGTATTTACGAAAGGATGGTAGTTTTAAAAATGAAATGGTATTACATCATGCCGAATTAAAAAGTTACGATAATTGGGTTAATGCAGTAAGTAGGTGTACATTGCAGGCCGGAGATTCTATATTACCTTAAAAATTAAAAACAAATAACATGCCAAATTGGTGTTCAAACAGTCTAATCGTTGATGGGGACCAAAAATCAATTGATGACTTTAAAAGTAAGACGGTCGTAGTGAATGAAAATGGAAATGAAGATTTCACAATGCGGATTCTACTACCAACCCCAAAAGAATTGGAAGAAATGACTTCCCCTGTAATGTGGAGAGGTGATGAAACCGATACAGAAGGTAAAGAGGCACATGAAAAGTATGTTGCTGAATTGGTTGATAAGTATGGGCATAGTGATTGGTATAATTGGAGATTGGAAAATTGGGGTACAAAGTGGGATGTTGCAGAAAGTTATATACCGGATGAAGAAGAAGGAATGTTTTTGGTTCATTATGATACTGCATGGTCACCAAACATAAATTGGGTAAACTATGTTTCAACTTTATATCCAACACTTTCGTTTAAACTAACATACGAAGAACCGGGCTGTGGATTTTGCGGTTGTTACGAAGTGAAAAATGGTGGTGAAGATTTTGAATCGTTGCTTGAGGGTGATTTGGAATGGCAGGATGATGATGGTCGTGAAGTTTATTATGATAGTGATAAAAGTTTATATCGTTATTGTGATACGGATGAATTGATTGAAGATGAAGATTTTTGGGCGCAACCATATAACCCATACATTCAATAACATAGTATCATATTATAAAAATTAATAATATGATGAAATAGTGGATATGCCTAACTCGTTGATTTTCAATGGGTTAGGCATAACTCGTTGATTGTCAATGGAAAAAAAGTTTATTGACAATCAATGACTTACGCATTTAGGTTATAGGGGCAATTTCATAACTCGTTGATTGTCAATAAACTTTTTTTGATAAACATTTGGCCAGTAACAAAAAAAGTCGTATCTTTACGAAGTAAAGTTCAAATCAATTTTATAGAGGGGTGAATATTGCCCCATTTTTTATGTCTAAAATGTATGTTATGAGTAAATTACACAAAATTACACCCAATCATTTGAGTAACCTATTTAATACTGATGGTAAAAAATTGAATGGTGCTCCGTTCACAATTAAGAGTATGAAAACGGGCAAAGATTATACCTTCAAAATTTCACAGGTACCTTTCAAAGAAAAAAGTTTCATTCACATTAAAGTTGAAAAGGGTTATTTGAACTTTGGGTATATTGGTTACTTTAAAGATGGTAACATTGTTCGTAGGCACAAAGTAACAAATCAATTGGAAACAATATCAACTCCCGCCGCAACCGCAGTTGCTTGGTTGTTGAGACAATTGAGAGATATGAAATACGAATTACTCTCAAATAGTGTTGAAATATATCATTTGGGCAAATGTTTGAAATGTGGTAAAACACTTACCGATTCGGATAGTATTGAATATGGATTGGGACCTGTATGTAGGAACTAATTCAATGAATAATCAGTTAATAATAATCATCATTAAAAATTTAAGTATATGAGTACAATGAAATTTACAACAATCGGTAATGCTAAAAAACAAACCGGTCTTTCTTATTTAGGTAGTGTGGCATCTTCATCTAAAATCGCTAAAGGTTTAAAGTATAATGAAGCTACATACATTTTGTATTTGGCACCGGCTTCAATGAGTGGTTACAATGTGTGTCCTATGAGTACCGAAGAATGTAGAACGGCTTGTTTGAGTGAAAGTGGACACAATCGTATTGATGTTAAGAAGAACGCAATCAATAAAGCACGTATCGCTAAAACAAAGTTATTCTTTGAACATAGAGAATTCTTTATGGGTTGGTTAGTTACCGAAATTGAGAAAGCTAAATATCAAGCAGAAACAAATGGTATGAGATTTTCAGTTCGTATCAATGGTACATCTGATATTGAACCCACCCGTTTCCAACACAATGGTAAAGTATTGTTTGAATTGTTTGATGATGTTCAGTTCTATGATTATACGAAAGTAGCTAAACGATTTGGTTTATTACAATTCTATCCTAACTATGACTTAACATATTCATTCAGCGGGCACAATATGTTTCAATGTTTGGATTTGTTGAATAAAGGTAACGGACGTGTGGCTATGGTATTTGAAGGTAAAGTATTACCAACATCATTTATGGGTTACAAAGTAATTGATGGTGATGAATACGATATGAGATATTTGGATGAGCAAGGTGTTATCGTAGGTTTGAAGTTTAAGAAAGTTCGTAACAAAATTGATACAGCAAATAACGCATTCATCATTCCAATGGATTCTAAATTTAGTGTTTATGAAAAACAAAGTGAAAAGATTAAGTAATAGTTCAAAAAGAAAGGACCAGCTTGAGGCTGGTCTTTTTGATGGTAGATTCCGTCAAAGAGTAGTTGTTGATAAAAAGAAAAAACAGAGTCGTAATTGGGCTCGCAAAAATAAATAATATGAATAAGTTTAATGAGTATTTCAGTAATGACCCGAACAATGACACGGATGTGTATAATGAAAATAGTATGTTGAATGAGTATTTTGATATGATTAAGAAGCACGATTACTCACATATGTTTTCAGATGATAATCGTCATTGGTTGAGTGGTGAACGAAGTGAAAAACAAATCAAATCATTGATACATTCTCTTTGTACGATTGTTCGTATGGATGCTGAACGATTATTGGAAGATAGTTTGTATGAGGTTGATGAACAATATAGAGATGGATTAACTCACAAAACTATTCGTGGTTGGTTCGTACCTTATGTAGAGAATGTTAATAATATATTTACCAAACCCAATTTTGAATAATATGAAGAAAGTAAAAGTTAAATTAGAAATGACACAATGTATTAAGTGTGGTGGTGATATGCCCGTTTTGAGAGTAGTGAAGTATGGTTACAAACATTGTGTTAATTGTAGTTCAGTACAACGTGTTGGTGGTGTACAAATAGCTAACCACAAAACAGGTAACGAAATACAAGTCCTTCCTATGGAGGTAGCTGATAATCTTAACCGGCTTGCCGCACGTAGTGGTTATGGTGTGTGTAAAGGTATGAAACATAATTAATAACTAAAACAAAGTATATGTCAAACGGAATTAAACCCTGTGTAATTGAGGAAGGTAATCTTGCCGCTGTAAAATCTACCGATGATTTCGGTGGACCTAATAAATGGCATCTACACGTAAAAACGACTAGGGGTTATTGGGAAAGTGTACAATGGATGGATGTATATAACATACAAATGTTTTTCAAAACAAAATTACCCATCTACAAAGAAAATGAACCCGAATATTATTTAGAGCAAGTATAAAATAAATAATATGTTTGTAAAACAAATGAGAGAATTAGAAAGACAACACACAATAGTAAGTTATAAAAAAACAAATATGAGTAAAGAAAAATTAATTGAAATCGTAGATGGCATTCGTATCACAAAACCATGGAATAAGGAAATGTACGAACATAATGATAGGGTGGCGTATGAAATGAAAAAGAATATCTTTAATGCTATGAATGATGCGTACAAATCAGATAATGAAACATTGTTGAGGGTGTTGGGTAAATTTGTATGTTCGTATGGATTTGGACAGGGGTATGAATTGGATGAAATGTATGAAGAGATTTGTAGAGAGTTGGATAATGTACAAAACTTTTGGTTGAATGACATTTACCCTGATATGGTAAAAGATGGATTAGTACCGGCAACCAAACACAATTTCGTAGGATATAAAAAATAATAATGAAACCACAATATAAAAGTATTATGAAAAGAACATCAACATACATAGCCACTATTCCAATGAAGAATATTGAGCAAGTTATCGAAGTGAAAAAAACATTAGAACAAATATTCGGATGGGTTGTATTGAGAGGCCGTCATAGTGATAGGAAAAAAGTATTGGGTGACCGATATTATAGAGGTTCTCAAAATGACATTCCTTGGCGTAAGGCCGAACGAATTGATATATACCTTCACCCACAAAATCCTAACTACAAATCAGCAGGACAGGGTAAGGGTATTCAAAGAAAGAATCTACAAACATTTAATGTACATGCTATGGCATTGGGTATGCAGGGTTTGGGATTTTATGATTTACATCTTAAACAATTAAAGGAAAAAGCATTGCGTAGTGCTAAATTGCAACGAAAGTTGATGAAAGAAAAATATGATAACAAACAACAACGATTGGTTAGGGGTGATTGGGGATATGTAGCACAATCTATTTTGGATTTTGTTGAAAATAATAATCCAGCTACGTTTACTGAAATCAAAGAATTTTATGATGTGGTATTGAGAGGCAAATCTAAAAGAGAAAATGGTGGTTCATTTATTCATCACTTACAATCATTAAGTAATGTGAGAAAATCTAAAAACCGCCGATGTGGTAGAATGTTGGTAAAAGATAATGGTAAATGGATAATATCAAAAGTGAAATAATATGATAATAACAATTTTATTAGTATGGATATTGTTGACGTATCCAATGGTTAAGGAAACATTACGATTGATGGAAATGGAAGATAGACCGGAAAGACATAGTTTATCTTTCCAATTCATATTGGTAATCCAATGTATGGTTCATGTTCCGTTATATTATCCGTTGGTTATTATGGGAGGTATTGGTAAATTTTTTAAAAAGAAGTAATATGTTTAATGAAATCAGAAGCAAAATTGAAAAAACAAATGACCAAAGAATTGCAATGGCACTTACTTTGATTAATGTTATGAAACAAACCGAAAAGGTTAGTATTGAAATCAGAACCGCAGTTGCGGCCGCAATGATTGATATGTTGGATACTCATATGATTGATGAGGATAGGGATTTGATTAAAGTTATCAATGATGGAATTGATTCCGTTTGTAACGATGCGGAGAAAAATCACGGAGTGAAAAATCTTCGTCAATCATTGAGAGGAATTATAGCGACATCCAAAGAGGTGATAGCACAACAAATCAATCGTGTTAATGAAGGAGAATCAATTTTAAAATCAATAAACTTAAATTAATAATTATGGGATTAGATATGTACGCAATTGCAACAAAAGCAAAGTTTGAAACGGAAGTGGATATGGATTTCACAAATGTAAAGATTAGTGAATCGGATGATTTACATTATTGGAGAAAACATCCAAACCTGCATGGATGGATGCAAGACCTTTATGTTAGTAAAGGTGGTAAATCAACGGACTTCAATGGAGATTGTGTAGTTTTAACATCAAAGGATTTGGATAATCTATATCAGGATATCATTGATGATGAATTACCAAATACAGCAGGATTCTTTTTCGGACAAACGGATGGTAGTGAAAAGGAAGATGATTTGAAATTCGTAGCGGATGCACGTAACGCAATCCGTAATGGACTCACAGTTTATTATACATCAAGTTGGTAAAATATGAATTACAAAAATGTTATTTGTTGTAGTGGAAATGATTGTTCCAAAACAACGCAAGATGAAAACGCTTATGTAGAGTTGAGGTATGATGCGTATGGTATTCCGACACGATATTATTGTGATGATTGTTATGAAAACAATTATCCATATCGTAAGGATGCATACTACGATTATCTAAACGCTGGTGAGTATTTAAATGATGATTATTAAAAATGAAAGTATGAGATTCAAATCGTTCTATCCACCCATATCCTATAAAGGTGATATAAGTGGCAAGTGGTATGTTATATGTAGTTCTGATGGTGATGGTTGGGTTGAAGTTGATAGGAAGTATCAATGGAGTGAGTTGGAAAAGCTTTGGGATAAGATTCAGTATGGTTCACCAAAAACAATGGCAAAAACCAAAGTGAAAAAAGAATACAAAGTTGATGGTAGTAAAGGAAATGTGTATAGTGTAGTGAACGATGATGGGTTTTGGAGTTGTAGTTGTCCTGCACATGGATTCGGACGTGGTAAAGATTGTAAACATATTAAACAAATTAAAAATGAAATATAGTAAACATCAAAATGAAAAAACCTATAAGGTTAATGAATACGAAAGACGTTCTTTATTCGCAGAACTTAAACAATGGTGTTTTGGTTATGGTAGTGAACATGATTACATTGAAATAACCGAATGGGAAAATGGTGAGGGATTTGATGTTGATATTGAAACCAACCAAAGACAAAGATTCCAATTGACGTGGGGTCAATGGGAAGCGGTTAAACATTTAGTAAACAAAATTGAAAATAATTAAAAACAAAACTATGGGATTTTTTAGTTGGAGAACAATGGACACTGATAAAAGTATTTCAAACAATTATTCAAACAGAGGCACTTTCAAAGTGGACATGTTAGATGATAAAGGTAATGTATGGACTGAAACCTATTATGAAGGTTATGGTACATTCGGTGGTAAGGATTACTATGAGTTACTTGCAGAGATGAATGGAGTGACTTCGGATTTGGAAGGTGAAGCTTATACCGATTATATGAGAGGTGAAGGTATTAGTATCGCTTTCAAAGATAATGGAAGTGGTGACCATACGGCCGGCGTACTATATCCGAATTTGGTTGAAATGGCAGATGGATGGACATATCAATCAATAGGACCTGATAGTTGTCCTGACCAGGGTTACTTTTATGATGATGAAGAAGATGAAGATACATCCTTCAAACCAATATTGAGCATGTATGGCAATTAAACCGATTAAATAAAGTGAAATGAAACGAATAGTAAATTTTGAAAATCTGAATGAAAGTGAAATAACTACATCAAAAAGAAATCCGCTTCGGTTTGAAACAGCACATTCGGAACCTGACAATCTTTGGGTTTTTGATAACGTAGAGCCTGGCATACAAGGAAGGTATTGTACCCTAATAACAATGAATTGGAATAGAGATACGTTTGATATACGCAAGTGTTTTTTGGGTGAGGGAACTGCCGGTGAGGATTTGGAAACCGGATTACCTTTACCAAAAAATCAAATGAAATCAATGGCTGATTTTTCATTCTTTGTTGGTGATTTAATAGAACATCACTCCCTTATAGGATCTTATAAAAATTAAACATATGGCAATTTACGGAGACGGGAAACATAACGAAAATATGGAGCATGTTCCCAAAAAACAATTTCAATTTTACATTGATAAAAAAGTATCACATTGGGTAAGAGAACATCATATTGTTGAAGCTGAAACCGAAGAGGAAGCTAAAAAAGAAATGATTGAAGTATTACAAAGAAATTTGTGGGTAGATACTTTTGATTATCAAGAATCACTCGATGATACCGAAGTGTATTTGGAACCGGGTGATAATGGTGGACAACCTACGGCTGAATTATTTTACAATGATGAATTATTAACAACAAATATAGAATAAAATGGAACAAAACACATTTAAAAGAATCGATGAAAACAGAATCAACGCAGACGGATTGGTTTGGGATAACAGAGCTGATAAAGCAATCAGAGTGAAAAATCTGAATAGTGGACATATGGTACATTCAATCAAAATGGATGAAGTTAGTTACTATCCTACGTCAATTAACAAAGGAAACAAAAACTACATTCAAATTGTAGAAAAGGAGAAGGTATCATGAAAACTTTAACAATAGTTGAACTCATTGAACTATTGTCGAATGAGATTAAAAGTGGTGCTTCCATCGTTCAGGTGGATGGCACCATTCTTATTCCCGATAATGGAAACAAAATTGTAATAACAACGGAAAAGCAAATGTAATATGAAAGCGATATTAATTGATTCTATCAACAAAGAAGTAAAAGAAGTTGAAATAGGTAAGGGTATTGATGAAATGTATAAGTTTCTCAATTGTGAATGTTTTACAATCGCAACCTATCTTCCAAAAGAGGATGCTATCTTTGTAGATGATGAAGGATTGATGAATGGTACTGATTCATTTTTTACATATGAAGGTGCACATCAACCTTTCGCCGGAAACGGATTGATTATGGGGTGCGATGATATGGGTGAGAGTGTGGATTGTAAAGTGAGTTTAGATGAAGTGAAAAACAAAGTCAATTTCTATACTCGTTATGAATTGGCATTAGGTATTGCAATGGGTGCTATAAAAACATTTTAATATGAAATTAGATACAATATACAAATCCACTAAAGGTGGTAAGGTGCAGGAGTGGACAATCGAAGTAGTGGGTAATAAATACCGAACTATATCAGGTCAAACGGATGGTAAGAAAGTTACTAACGAATGGACGGTGGTGTATGGTAAGAATGAAGGTAGGGCAAACGCAACTACCGATAATGAACAATGTATGAAAGAAGCAGTGGCTAAACGTACAAAGAAATTGGAAAGTGGTTACTTTGAGAATATCAAACATATACACAAACAGCAATACTTTGAACCAATGCTTGCAGCAAAGTGGGAAGATAGAAAGGATAAAATAGAATATCCTATCTTCTCTCAACCAAAGTTAGATGGTATTCGTTGTATTGTAACAAAGGATGGAATGTTCTCTCGTAATGGTAAAGAGATTATTTCAGCACCACATATTCGTAAAGCATTGGATAAATTGTTTAAGCACGAACCCCATACTATATTGGATGGTGAGTTGTACGCTGATAAATTCGCAAATGATTTCAATGCCATCGTTTCGTTAGTGAAGAAAACTAAACCAACAACGGATGACCTAAAACAAAGTGAAAAAAACATTGAGTATCACGTTTACGATATACCTTCAGTTGATGGTACATTCAAACATAGATGTATTGAGTTGGATGAAATCGCATTGGACTTTCCTAAATGTGTTAAGTTAGTTGAAACGAACATTGTAAAGAATGAAGATGAAGTTACTGAATGGTATGAGGATTATGTAGATCGTGGATACGAAGGTCAGATGTTACGTTTGGATGGTTTGTATGAAAACAAACGTAGTAAAAACTTATTGAAACATAAATCCTTTCTTGATGAAGAATTCACAATCATTGATATTGTCGAAGGTGAAGGTAACAGAACAGGTACTGCGGGCTACTTTGTGTTTGAAACGGCAGAGGGTAAACCTTTCAAATCAAATGTAAAGGGAACGTGGGAACAAACAGCCGATATGTTAAAGAATAAAAAGAAACTAATCGGTAAGGAAGCGACGGTAAAGTATTTCAATTTAACACCCGATGGAATACCACGTTTTCCGTATGTAATTAAAATTGATAGGGTGAGTTACGAATAGTATGGAAACAATAGGTTATTTAGGTGGATTGTTATTAGCAATTTGTGGAATACCCGAAGTTATACGAACAATCAAAGATAAGAGATGCCATTTAGGATGGGCATTTTTATTGTTATGGTTTTTCGGTGAAGTGTTTATGGAAATATACGCATTCGCACTTTGGGATTTTCCACTATTGTTTAATTATACATTCAATTTGGTATTGGTTGGAATTATGTTATTTTATAAATTAAAAAATTATGGGACAGTATTACAAAATCGTTAATGTAAAGAAAAAAGAATACATCACACCACATATATTTGGTGATGGTGCAAAGTTGATGGAGTTCAGTATGTCGGCAAGTGGTGTGTTGGCTGGATTAGCAATACTACTTGCAGATGGAAATGGTAGAGGTGGTGGTGACCTTAATAGTGATAATGAAATTGTAGGTAGTTGGGCAGGTGATAATATTGTTATTGCCGGTGATTACGCTGATCATGGTAAGTTTGTGAAAATACCTGAACAAAATTTGTACGAAGTTTGTCAGGCGGAAGGTGAGGATATTTCATTGAAAGTATTAGAAGCACTTTTTGATGACAGATATTTCTTTGAAGAGTTTAGAAAAAATAGAACAGGTTGGGCAGATGATGAAGTGAAACAATTGGTTGATAAAAAACTAAAAGAGAAAGGTTTGAAAAATCCACAAGGATGGAGTGTACCATCATCAAAAGACCCAAATGTAAGATACAAAGTAACTGAAGATAATGGGACATGGGAATGCGATTGTCCATCATTCACATATACAGGTGGTAAAGAGTGTAAACATATTAAAGAAATAAAATCATCAAACATATGATAGATATAAGAGAACAATATAGAGAACGAGCAATTCAATTCGCTAAAGAATGGAGAGAAGATGTAAGTGAACACATCGTTGATATTATGGTTTCCATTATGGCAACGAGAGATAAAACACTTTATCCCGGTGGTAGTTTTGTACAATCAATCATTGATAACGATTTGTATAATGCGATTGTTAGAGCAGATTCTGATTGTAGAAATCATTTAAAATTATTAGTAATGTGTAAATATAATTGTTTCGTATGATAAAGTATAAGAAAATGAAAACAGGTCCCGTTGAAATCGATTTGACCGGACCAGATGGTAACGCATTCAATATGATTGCAATTGCAGGTAATCTCGCAAAGCAATTGGATTTGGATAAAAAGAAAATTCAAAGTGAAATGATGGGTGGAGATTATGAAAATCTACTGAAAGTATTTGATAAATATTTCGGAGAATTTGTTACATTGTATCGTTAATATTTTGAAAATACAAAAACTTTCAGTATATTTGAATTACAAAAAAATATATCTATGGGCAAAATGAAAGAGTTATTTATAGAACAACAATTGAGTGGTAGTATTGGTGGAGATGAAGATTACTTATACGAACAATATTTAAAAGAAAAAGAATATTGGGATTCGATACATAGTGGATCAATTTTTCCGCCGGACTTTGAATACGATGATGAATACTATAAATCAACCTATACACCAACATCCGATGAGGAAGAAGAAAACTTTAAACAATTAAAAAAATAAAATGGAAATATTACCTGAAATCATAGAGTTATCAAACGAAATGATTGATACTTTAGATGAAGCTGGATTTTTTGAAAACAATCCATTCATTGAAAGATTACCCCTTAAACGAAAACTACAATCTGCAATGCAGAGAAAGTGGGAAGAGCAATTTGAAATGTATTTGACGGAAGAGGAATGTGAAAACGTAATGAAAGAAACGTTATCCGATTCAGTTGCAAATACTATTGAAGATTTGGTAGTGAAAGGTGCACTAAATATGAGTATTGATTCGGATGGAGTGATAAACTATTCTGCAAACAAAAACTTTAATTTCGATGAACTTTGATAAAACCGATGAAGAACTTAAAATGATGTCAGATGATGAATTGTTCGAGTATCTCGATGCAAAGGCAGAACATTTGGCAAAACATAGTTCACCACTATCGGCATATCACACAAAAAGATTTGCAAGTGTAGCATCATCAATATCAAATGTAGAATTTGATTATGATAAAGTGAAGCAGATTGCAAAAGAAAATGATAGATTAGGATTTGAAAAATTTATAAACGATAAAAATAAAAAAAATGAGTTACAATAAAAGTATTGCAGATTTTGTAAAACCAACAATTCTCACAGGACAAAACTATGGTACGAAAGTGAGTGTTGAAATTGACCATAGTGATATATCATTGGATGAACTATTTGATGCATTTGAAACTATTGTCGTTGGTATGGGATTTCATCGTGAAACTTGGAAACAGCAAATATTGGATATGGCCGATGAATTCAGAGAAGAAGATTCTGAAAATGAATTTGAAGATTTAGAAAGAGCATCGCTTACCGATTTCCAAAATTGGAGTGAGAATGATAAAAGTATTTTTTTCGATGGATTAACTAACGCAAAAGAACCAAATGATGAATTGAGAAACGCTGTAAGTAAATTCAACCTTAAATTGAGAAACAAAAACAATGGGATTTAATCACTGCTACATATCTTCAGTTGAAAATCTACAATCCGAATTGGATAATGTAGGGTTAGAACAATTTGTAAAAAGATATAGAAAATACGATGCAATAACCGGTCCGAGTGAATCATTTAGATTTTTAGAAGAAAAACAAAAAGAATATGAGTTACAATCCATACAGGTGGTGGACGAAGGGGAGAAAAAAGAAACCACTAAAAGCTGATGCACCTTTGTTATTGAAAATTCGTAATGGTGATTTCGATTATTCATATATGTTTGGTGAGGCAACTGAAATGAAATTGAATGCACAATCCGCATACGAACAAACATACAAAAACTATGGTGGTACGGACGAAAGAAATAGAATAGATGCTGCATTGGAAGCAAGTAGAATGAAACGTGTTAAGGCAATTAAGTTGGAATTAGAGGCGGCGATGGATGAAGAAAAGATATTGTGGAAATTGAGAAAAGAGTTAGCAACTGAATTTGGAAAGGATTTGTGGGATAAAGCAATGGAACGTCAAAGAGGTAAAGGTACATTAGAAGATTTATATGAATGGTATCGTAAGAATTCCAAAGTGAAAAATCCACAATCAATTCAGGATATTCAATTAAGACGCCCGAATACCAAAGGTTTAGAATACTTATTCTAAAGGTTACTTATTGTTAATGAAACCAATACACATGGACGACGGTGATAAACAAATTAAAGCAATCAATATCACAAAAAAGCAAAAGGATAATGTTGTTGAAGGATTTGAGTTTATTCCTAGCACTATTTTTCAATCCTTTTGGATTCGATGCCGTACAATATTCCCTGATATTACTAACGGGAAGTTTATGGAGAGCGAACTTCGTTTTGTATTGCGTTGCGGTATCTTTTTTTGGATGTTATATTTACTTTTCGAAGCAACTAAATAAAGAGTATGCAAGAAAAACCGATAGTGATACACATTGATATTGGAAACCAATCCCTAACAACTTGGGTTAAAGAGAATAAATACATTCTACATTCAGAGTTGGTGAGGTATTCTGAAAAAATGATAAAGGAAAACATCGATGTACTTCAGGCAGTTATGGTATCCAATTTGGTTGATAATGTAGTGTTCATTTTAAAAAAAGATTCTTTGTCATTAACATTGGAAAAAGCAATGGAGTATTTTATGTCTATTGAGGAATATGAAAAGTGCGCAAAAATTAGAGATTTAGAATACTTATTGAAAAACCAAAAGAATGAAGCAAAAAATATTAAAGATAGTAAACGAGATAAAAGACCATCTCAAGGATATTGATGATGATGGTGTTTATCATTCTCGTCTCGATGATATTTACGATTCATTATCTTTGATTGAAGATGAACTTTATGCAGAAGATGATGTGGACGTGAATGATTTCGGATCAGAGGATGATTTTTAAAAACAATTTATGAATTTATTTTATGGAGTCCTATGGGGTATTGTAGGACAGATATTAACATTTTTGCAATTGCAAGGAAATATTAAATGGAATTGGTTAGAAAGATACCCGATTACTACATTGGCAGTGTCAGTACCTATGGCATATTGCTATATAAAATCGGTGGAATATTTAGTAAAAGCATACAATGGTGAACTTTGGCCATCCCGTTTGATAGGATTTGGTGTAGGTATCATTATATTTTATATATTGAGTTTACTTTTATTTGGAGAAACCCTATCTACCAAAACATTAGTTTGTTTATTGTTAGCAGTTAGTATTATTATGGTTCAAATATTTTGGAAATGATAGTTAAAGAGTTTATACGATTCAATGATGGGTTATACATCTTAAAAAGAAAGTTTCAGGAATTATCAATCAAAACCGATAAAGTTCAAGAACTGAAAGAACTTTTAGGATGCCACATTGTGTTGAGAAAAGACGGATGGTTATTATATTGTGAACAAATACAAGAAGCAGAGTTAGTAAATGAATAAACGAATTAAAATACTTTCGGATTTACATTATCCACTTTGGTTATTAAAAGATTTTATGTGGATGGCGAAGTTGCCTATTATTAGTTTTCTGCTTGCAGTACCTACGATACTTATTTCAATTTATATGTGTCGGAATACTATTGGAAAATCTAAATTAGAAAACCTAATGGTGTTAGCTTGGTTATGTGCAAATACGAGTTGGATGTGTAGTGAACAATTTGAAATGCCTACACTGCCTATTGCTTATTTCTTTTTTGGTATGGGAATATTTACGTTAATGTTTTATATTCCATATTTATTTCTGAAAAATAATCAGAATGACGAACAGAGAACGTAAATACAAAAATAGAAAAAGAATACAAAAGCAATCCAGAAAATTGAATATAAAAAAGGGATTGCACAGAAAGCATACATAAAAATGAGGGGATAAAATATATCCCCTTTTTTTATTTGGTACATCCAAATTTTTTTTGTATATTTAATTCATATGAAGATGGCACTCTACAAAGAATTGAAGGAAGTTAGAGAACAAATACTATACTGGGAAAATTACCAAGGAGTAAATTGGCTTGGTAAATGGGCAAGAAGTATTCGTTTAGAAAAATTACATAAAAGATACGCAACAATAGAACGTAAAATACAAAAACTAAAAACTAAAAACTAAAAAATGAAAAAGATTATTTTAATTTTATTTTTGGTAGTATCAGTACCATTTTCTTTATTTTCTCAAACACAATCATTGGATTCATTCATAAATGAATGGATAGGTAAACCTTATAAATTTGGTGGTAGAACAAAAAATGGTATTGATTGTTCGCAATTCGCAAAAAGATTGTATAACGATGTTTACGGATTGGATTTAAAAGGAACATGTTCAAGGCAATGGAATCAAACAAAAAGAATTCTAAAATCCGCTTTGGAAATCGGTGATATCGTATTTTTTAGAAGTAGATTATCACCAAGTGGATGGCATTGTGGAATTTATATTGGTGAAAATAAATTTGTACATTCTGCTAATAAACTTGAAGGAGTTAAGATTAGTAGTTTAAGTGAAGATGTTTATAGAAAAAACTATAAAGGTGCGGGTAGGTTACTCTAATAAATAAATTGGTTTTATGATACAGGATATTTTTGGTTACATTGGAATGGCAGTAGTTTTATTTTCATTCACAATGAATGATGTCGCTAAATTAAGATTAACCAACTTAATTGGATCTATATTTTGGATATTGTACGGATGGGGAATTGATTCAACACCCACAATAATAGTAAACACCGCAGTAGTAATGATTCATTCCTATTGGTTTTATAAAAATACAGATTGCTTTGATAAATTTAAAATATAAATAATATGGAATACAGGTATGACGTTGGAAATTTTTATTGGAATAAAGAACTTAACACATTTTTTAGTGAGGCTTGGAATTTGAGTTGTTTCAATACGGATGGTTCAATTCACCCCGAATCATTTCCAAATGGTAAAAAAGAATTCTTTATTGATAATCCAAATACAGGAGGATTTAGACGATTCCGATTTGTAAAAGAAGAAAGTAGTTTTTTTCATCAAGTCGATGAAACAGGAAACGGATTCGACTATGAATGTACTGATTGGGTATTTGAAAGTGAAGATGGAATTAAATGTAGTATTCTCGTTAGTGAAAGTTAAATTTATATCAAATGAATATGACTTACGATTGCCACGGAAAAACGCACTCTGAAGTTAAAGAGGATTTTGAAAATTGGATTTTAATGAATCAAACGGAATTACCAATACAGGTAATAACAGGCAATTCCGAACATATGAAACGGATTGTAATGGGTATTTTGGATTTTTATGACTTCACATATTCGGAATCATTTACAAATTCCGGAGTAATTAAAATATATTGATATGACACCATTGGAAAAATTTATTGAGTATTTAGGACCTGAAATATTGAAAGCACATAACATTAAATACTTTTTAGAGTTAGAGGAAAAAACAATTAAGGATGCGATTATGTATTCGTTGGATGAAGATGGGCATACGGGTGATTGGAAAATAGGATTCGCAAATGAATACTATAATAAATTAAAAGTAAAAGAATAAGTTATGTTTGATAAACTAATACAAATGATTCAGCAATTTGGAAAGGATATGTTACCTTTCGTTATTGTTGAGGAATGGAATGAAGCAGTTCTATTAAGATTTGGAAAATATAAATGTGTACTAAAAGCCGGAATCCATTTTAAGATTCCGTTTTTTGATTCAGTAATTGAGCACGCAGTAATTACACAATCGGTTAATCTACCTGCACAGACACTAACTACATTGGATGAAAAGGAAATTGTACTCAAAGCAATAATCCGATACAAAGTATTTGATGTGAAAAAATTCTTATTGAGTGTAATGCATGCAAATGATGTTCTAATTGATACTACGCAGGGAATGATTAGAGATATTGTTGAAGTAACTAATTGGGAAGATTTAGTTGATGTTAATTATCGAATAACAAATGAGGTATTGGAGTTTGTAGAAAAATGGGGAATAGAAATTGAGGCAATAACCATAACTGATTTGGGTATTGTAAAAACATATCGTATATTGGGTGAAGATACAAAACAAATTTTACCAATTGAATAAACCGAATTTAAATGATTACGATAAAAAACTATGGCAAGTTATTTCGTAAAGATGTGGGGCAATGGAGGGTAAGTAGAATTGAGGAAGAAAAATCATTTTATCAAATAACCTTAATCAAAGTTGATGGTGAAAAGGTATCTGTAAATTTAGAAAGGAGTGGAATAAATACTACATCAAACAAAGAATACGAAATGTGGTATTGGAAGGGAATGACTAACAATCCTAATTATGCATTACCTGAAAGGTTATTGTTAAAAGCGGAACAATTGAATACAATAGATAAATTCACTAACGCACTCAATTCTTTATTGAAGTAAAAATCAGAGGGGGGCTCGGGGGGAACAACCCGTCGTTCCGCCCAAATTTTTTGATAGTGGGGAATAACTTATTCCCCATTTTTATTTTGTAAAGTGAAAAAAAAATCCTATATTAGAGGTATGATAGAAACAAATGAAAATTGGAGGGATTACTTAAAACCTATAGCATCTTATTTGATGGATAGAGTTAGGAGTAGTGCAAAACCTTCAACTAAAAAAAATAATAATGATTGGGGCAGAGATTTTGCGTGGGATATCGATATTGATGAGGAGTACCTTATTGAGTTATTAATTGAATCAGAATTTAAGTGCGCATTGACAGGAATGAAATTTCCTATTTCAAACAATTACAAAAAATGTAAAAGTAGATTATGGATGCCATCAGTAGATAGGGTAGAACCATTGATACCTTATTTAAGAGGAAACATTCAAATAGTTTGTCTTGGAATTAACTTAATGAAGTCCAGATACGATAATGAACTTACAAAAGAATTTTTGAGTGAAATGAATGAAATAGCAAATGGAAATGAAGTACAAAGGAGAATAGAAATATTTGAAAATAAAAAAACAACAAAAACAAAAACAATGAATAAGAGTACAATTAACAATGAAATGCTGAAGTATCTTTTGGACAATTCCGAATTTGGAATAGAGTATGCTGAAAAATACTTTGAAGAGAAGGTAGGAAACACCAAAAAGAAAAACAAAGAGGTAACAAAAGGGGATTCAGTTTCTAAAAGTGAAAAAACACCGGCGGATGTTAGAAAAGAATGGTTAATAAATAATTCTATTGATATTGAACAACCAACTGAATCAATGGTAGAATTGAGATATGTAATTAGCCCAGTACCAAAAGACAATGATGCTCTTTACAGAAAGAAAGAATTGGATGCCGTAATCAATCAAGGATTAAGTATATATAAGATGCGAAGTAAACGTGGGTATAAATACTATACCGATGAATCGCAAATCAAAAAAGGGGTTGGGGAAAATAGTGTCGAATAAGGAAAATTTTTTGATAGTATGAAAGAGATATTTATTTTTATAGGAATGTGGATAGGAATTCTATTCATTGGATTAATAGTAAGTAAATTTGATAAAGGAAAAACAAAAATGGATTGGTATGAATAACGAAATCAAAAACACCGTGTTTGGATCTTACAAAGAGTTTGTAATTATTGAAAGGGAATCATTGAGGGAGTTAGAGGAAAAGGGAAAAGCAATATTAGCAGAGGGGCAAGATGAACATGATAAATTTCAAATACAAAAAGGTAAAACAATATTGGAATGTGTTGAATGGATGAAGCAATGGAATATTTATAATAACGAATTCAAAATAAAAGGATAATAAAATGGAAACACTAATAGAAGTGACCACCTATATATTCTATACAATAGCAGCAAGTATTGTATTTATAGGATTGGCAGATTTGTATAAGAAAAGAAAAAAGTAAGTTATGAATCATTCAAAGAAAATACAAATCCTAAATCCAGGATGTATAAATAGTTACAATCAATTACCCAATGGAAAGCATGTGAGTATTTTACATCTTAATACTACGGGTGATTGGTTTAAATTTGAAATGAGTAATGGAGAGGTACTATACGATATTTTTGTTTTCAGATGGATACAGAATAGTGGGGTTATGAAGTGTGAAGCATTTGATAAAAGTTCAACCGCAAGATCTCCAAAGTATATGTTTAACGTACCTTATAATACATTTCGTAAAAAGAGTTCGTTTCAGGATCACTTAATCGATTGGTTTGAGAATACCGTTTCAAATGGTGCATTAATTTGATAGCATGAATAAATGGGCGTTTACGTTTCTTGCGATGGGTGATGAACATATCCGAGAGTTTAATATAGTTGCAAAAACCATATTGAATATCCATCCCGACCATAAAATAATTGTAGGCACGGATAATCCAAACGGATTAATAGATGGGTTGTATAAAGTGATCCCTATTTCGGAAGGGTTTAATTATAATTTAAAACGAATACCTATTCAACATGCTCTAAAAGAATTCAATACAATATTTCACTTGGACACGGATGTGCACATTAGGGATGGGATAGATTTTTCGATAATGGACTCCGTTGCGGAAGGTCCGGAAGGTTTGTGGGTTGAAGATATTGTACCACCGGAAAGTCAGCATAGGAATGGTTCAATAGAATGGATAAGGGATTATTTAGATAAGTTGAAAGTATGGGTAGGGGATGAAAACTTTTATCTTATACCCGAAGGTCGTTTCATCCTAAAATCCAATCCCGAAAATGTAAATACGATAATCGAAATGTGGGAAACTATTGATAGGGATACGAGAGAGGTACAACCCGAACAATACGAATTGAATGGAGCAATGGAAGGTTTTATAATATGGATTAGTGTAACAAAAGCCGGAATACCAATAAAAAAAGTTTGGAGTGTAGGTGGGGATTTTACTAAATTGTTTCACACCACAGTGCACTTTGCAAGAGATAATAGAAAACTAATAGCAACAATGCTATAATCAAATCGGAAAACCCAGATAAAATAAATTCAGCAAAGATGAAAATAAGAACTTGGGGATGTTCAATTACTACAGGGTATGGAATGAACACTACATATACAAACGTATTAAGCGATACACTACAATGTGAAGGTATAAACACAAGTAAAGATGGAATAGGGAACGATTGGATATTTCATAACATAGTAGAATATCTGAATAGTGTAGAAACCGAAACCGAAGATTGGCATATAGTACAATGGAGTGGACCAATGAGAAGGTTACATCAAAGTATTAGTGGAAAGGAATGGACGGTGTATCCTGATGTAGGGGATTCGAATGGATTAGGTCCGAAATGGGAACCAATGGGATCCAAACACACACTACACTACATGTACTGCGTTCAAGAATTATTCCAAACGAAAGGAATACGGAACTGGATATTTTGGAATTACTTCCCGTTAGATGAATCCGTAAAAGGATTAAATACATACAACGGAATCGAATGGAATAATTTTGTAGATATTGATAGGGCGTGGATGATAAAAAATAATTACGTTTGGGATGGAGAAGATGGAGGGCATCCGAATATAGAAGGCATATATTGGATAGCAAATACATTATTAAATAAAATGGGTTACAATATTAAATTAGAATATAAGGATTACAAATACAGAGGGGTTATATAGTAAGTATATCAATCAATACTATATCAAAATAAAAAACGAAATGGTAAATAGTGGTAAAAAGTGGGGAATTGTGTTAAAGAGTGGTAACTAAAAGTATCTGTCAAAATCTATTCATTACATACTAACATACTACAATAAAAACATAACACTATAAAAGTATATCATTATAAGTTCAAAAGTCCCACCTGCGTTCACACTGCGCAACAAATTCCGGCAAAGGGGAAAACGAGATTAGTGGATTGCGCAGAGGTGAGTGCGGTGAGTGGTGCGCAGTGGTGTGAATTGAAGTAATAAATTTTCACTTTGGATCCGGCGCAAGGAAACGCAATACTGGTCTACGTTTCCTGAAGATACGAAAAATAAATGTAATTGCCAAATCTCCGGCAATATAGACCTGGTCCACGCTACATGGGTATTCTTTAGAAAATATTTATTTCACGACGTGTCCGAAATAGAAAACATCTAATAAAAGCATTGCGTAATTGATTGATTTTCAATGGGTTGTATAAACGATTGATTATCAGCGTGTTATGAGTGGAATATATAATATATTATGTTAAGTAGGGAACGTGTTGAGTATCAATGCGTTATGCAAGAAAAACCCGCATTTTACCGATAATTGATATTATGTTAAATAAAAAACGGGCAACGAGTTGACAATCAACGAGTTATGTTTTTAAAAATTCTTTATTGACAATCAATTAGTTACGCAACCCAGTCCGGCCCCATTTCATAACTCGTTGATTGTCAATAAACTTTTTTTTCAAAATGTTTGGCCAGTAACTTAAAAAGTCGTATCTTTACGAAGTAAAGTTTCCAATATTGGAGTTATATATAAAATTTTTGTAATATGAGTAAGTTTCACATTGAGTTTAAAGAATCGGTAAAATCGGGTTCAAATCGTTTAGGTAATCTTATTGAAAATCCTTATAAGGTTTTCTCTGCTAGTAAATTGAGTAATTCAGTAAAACCTATGACGGTTGTTGAATATACCGACCTTATGGGTAAAAAGCACGTTATAAAATGTGCGAACAAAACCAAAATGAAAGAAGCTATGGCTTTCCTTTCTATCTTTAAGAAAGAAGCCGCTACTGTTAAAAGTATCATTTCGGAATATCCGGTTTCTTATGGTCGTATCCCTAAAAAGTTTATGAGTGAACTTCGCAATGAGTTAGTTCATTATGGGTTTAGTTCATCCTTTGTAAACAAATTGGCTGGTTATTAATACCGGCCTTTTCCTTTTAATCACCTTTAAAAAAATGTATATGAGTAAGAAAAATAAATATAGTGTTAAGAAAGTCCGTAGAGTATTGAGAACGGCAAGTGAAAAGTTTGAACCGGCAACCTATGAAGTGTGGAAAGTATCCGGTCCTCGTAAGTTTGTGAAATACTTTGTTACAAAGAAAGATGCACAGGCGTACATCCACAAAATGAATGATACCACTATGACTATGGATATTGTTCGCAACATTATGAACGAAATTAAAAATAAATAATATGGGTACACACATTACCATTTTGGAATTCCTTATAGTTTCAGTTGTTTCTATAATTGGATGGGTTTTGATTAAAACAACATATGAGTATTGGTTTAAAAAGTAAAAAGTAAAGTATATGAATAAAGTAAGTAGTTTTATGGTTGAGGAAAAAATCGGTTACGATTGGGCTAATAAGAAAATGATTATCCGTGTTTATGACGCACTGAAGTTTATGATGGATAACTATTCTGATTTGAAAAAGACTTGGACCAACACTATCCGCACTATGTTTGTGTTGGAAAGTAAAGAGAGTGAATTAAATAAAATTGTGTTGAATGGTTACTATTCCACTATTCGTAAAATCCTTAAAGATATTGACGTTATACGTTATGATGGCAAAACGTTAGTGAAAGGTAGTAATTGGGACCGATTCTATTCAGATGAAGATTGGAGTTGGTTTACAACATCGACCTGGTGTGGCGGACGTGGTAAAATTGTTAAGTAATTAAAATATAGTATATGAATTTGAGTTTAAATCTGATGGAATTGAATTCCCTCTATGTAGCAGTAAGTAATCAACTGAAGCAAGCAAAGCAGGATGCAATCGAATATCCATCTGAATTCTTTCAGCGTGAACTTGAAACCGCTGAAGAGTTAGTTGAGAAAGTACAAGAAGCACTTTGGGCAGAATGTAAAATCGTTGACGATATAGTTGCCGAAGCCCGTTTGAAAACAATAAAGTAATTAATATGAGAAAGAAGCGTTCAGATAGAAACCACGTTATCTACGAAATAGTGAATACCGCAAATGGTAAATCGTATATCGGTATCACTGCCGCAATAGGACGTAGGTTTCACTATTCCGCTCACTTACGATTCCTTAAACATCAGAGTAGAGCAAGAAAAGAAAATAAGCAATGGGCACTCTATATTGATATGCGAGAGAACGATCCGGAAGTTTATGAGTTGTTTATCGTAGACGTAGTGAGGGGAAAGGCTCTGGCGCATAAGATAGAAACCGAATTGTTAAAAGAATTTGAATACGAATTAAATAGCACACATTAATATGAGTAAGAAAGTAAAAACATTGAAAGGACTGAAGCGTGGTTATAACGCAGTATTGAAAACAAAGGTATATGACTTCGGTACTGGCCGGCACAAATATGAAGTGTTTGAGGTAACCGGTCCCACTATTGAGAAACCCCGTTTCTTTGTTGATGAAGAGTCGGTCCGTATGTTCGTTAATGCTCAAGCAACTGAAGAGTCATTGGTAAAAGCATTCACTAACGCTGTTAAACGTGCCGCAACTAAATCTGAACGTAAAGAGTTACAAGCCGCAAAAGAGATAAGTGAATTGGTGCCTGATTTGGAAACCATTGTGGATGCAAACATCCGTGATGCGAAAGCAAAGAGGCCCGAGGACACTGATAAATAATTATTTACTCATATACTAACGACCCACTATGTTTCTACATCCGGGTCCCTTTCGGTCAGATGGCGCAATTGGTTAGCGCAAGATGCTTATACCATCGAGGCTACGGGTTCGAGTCCCGTTCTGACCACTAAACAATTTTAAAATTTGAATTATGAACAAAGAGCAAGCAATCAAAAAAGTATGGGATTCAATTGGTAGTATCTTTACAAAGGAAGATGTCGTTGCATTGATTGAGCAAATAGAAACCGAAGGTACGGACATTGATGTGTCAGAACTTATCGAACATGTTCAGGAATCAATCAGCAATATCGATTCATCTGACATTGTAGATACATCAAGCGCTGAGTTTTATTTGGAGGGTAACCAAATCCAATTGGAAACGATTGATATTGATACAAACTACATTGAAAGTGAAATCGCTGACTCCATTAACGGATTCTTTAACAAATAACCGTCAGATGCGGGCTCCTTATCTGGAGTTAAATAGGGGATTTAACGTAGAACCACCCGCATCATTTTTAAAAAACATTTTGCAATATCGAAAAGTTTTCGTATATTGTATGTACAATATGAAAGAAACCATAGTAAACGACCCCACTATGGCGGACTTCAATAATTAATAATCAAGCGGGTCAAAACAGTTTTTTATGGCTAAGACAATTAAGTCAAAAGTTGAGTATCAGGTAACAGAATTGGTGAACAACCTTAACAACGCAGCAACCACTACGAGTGAGCAAAAGCGTGATTTTTTCACCACTAAAGCTCTTTACAACGCAAAGCGTTTGAGCACTATCGTTAACAAAGCTAAAATCGGTGCAATGGCAATCGCTATTACATTCGGTATGGTAGCTTGTGGCAACCCATCTTCTGGTGAGCAAGTGAAAACCGATTCAGTTGTAGTTAAAGCTGATTCAGTTTCAGTTGGTGGCGGTAGTATCGCACAGGACACTACGACTACTTCAAAAGACAATGAGTCTTTGAAGGCTGAGCAGTCCCATTAATCCAATAACTGGTAACCAATAGGTGCCGGTTAATCCTATAGCGTAGGGTGGGCTCGATACCCTACCTACGCTCCATGTTGGAATTGCATCTCGACTTACTCAAAGGGTTATTCTCCGATTTACTTTACACTAAAGCATCCAACCAATGGACCAGTGCACGAGAGCGCTGGTCCTTTTTATTTAACGAAATGAGTAGAAAATGATTTATCTAAACACCCCGATAGCACATTTGGGACGTGAACCCTCTGTGCGTATCGCTAATATGGCATTGCGCTGGTGTAAGAGAGAGTTTGGTATCAATAACCGAAAGAAGTATCTCGCACAATGGTATGTACGCAAAGGACATACGCCGGATATATGCGGTGAGTATGACGATACCGATAATGAAGTCCTAATCTATTGGGACCAATGTGAGGACGTGAGGGAGTTGATATCCACCTGTATACATGAGTGGACGCATCAACTACAACCGATAACAACCAAATACTACAAATACCCCGGTTCGTATAGTCGTAATCCATACGAGCGACAGGCCAGATATAGAGAAAAAAAGTACACCCCGATATTGTGGGATTCAATTAAAAACAAAGTAAATGATAATAAGATTAACAGACGTACAAAAGCAAACACCTGTTCTAATAGGTACTGAAAACGTTATTGACATGAAACGTATGATATTAACAAACTCAAATGCTGCAAGATACGAATGTACACAGATTCAAAGTAGGGGAGCAATGGTTGCAACTAATTGGGTTGCTGAAACTATTGATGAAATTTGGGAAATGATAAATAAAACAAAGTAATATGGAACACGCATTAGAAATACTAGGACACGCTGAAGTGGTCCTAATGAAGAAGATTAAAGGGATGAAGGATGGCAAACCCAAATATGCGGCAAGTGAAAAGTTGAATGAGTTACGTCACGCTATGGCTATACTCAAAGCACATGATGAAATGGATGAGATGCTTGCAGCAAATGAAGATGAGATACTTGCAGAGCAATTCAGTCGTAATCCCCCGAAGGCCAAAGCATAACCCTGCCGGACAAATGAAGTAAAATAAAATCAGCAAAGAGATGGACAACATATCAATAGACAGATTACTCCAGATAGAGAGAGAAAGAGAAAACACAATGAGTGATAAGAGATTCCAAAAGTGGTGCAAGGAAATGAAGATAGGTATCATGTATACTAATAGAGAAGGAATCAATAGAGCAAATGATATGATGAGTGGCTGGAGTGAACCAACGGAAGAGATGGAATGGATGCCGGAGTTTATCCGGAGAATGTATTAATCGATGGATTGCTACACCGATTGATACCTAACATATAAAGAGATATAGTATGAAGCCGTACTAATAGTATAACAACAACGCATTGCATGCCGTGCGAGTAGCCCCAACTAATGGGTGAACCCGTTGCCGCCGTGAGGTGAGCAACGGGATTCGTATGCTCTCCCGTTTCCGCACACACATTACACACTACACTACTGCGCACTGAATTTCGTGTAACTGCAAAAAAGGGGTTGCGCCATAAGCGGGTCGGATACGTGCGAATACCGGGGCCAAGTTTTTTCCCTATGGAGCGCAATTTTGATATATGAGTTGACACTCACATTTCGGAATGAACTGAATATAAATCTCCTAATGAGATATTTATACTAAACGATTCGGAATATGATAAAGTTAAAACATCTATTGGAACAGGAGGTATCAGAAGTACCAAAGGAAAATAGAAAGGAGTTTCTTGATTTCGCTAAAAAGAGATTAGAAGGAGCAACGAAGATAGCAAACAACGCAAAAGAGAAAGGTGGGGTAGCAATGTTAACACATTACCACTTTGTAGTTAAACTACCATACTACGATGACGCATCGAAAGGTATGTTTGATCCAAATTTAGCAAAAACCGAATTGAAGAACTATACTCAAACCTTTTGTTCATTGGATGAGAAGGTAGAGATAGACCAAATAGAATTTCAGAAGTTAGTTGGAATAATAGAGGTATTGGGAGAATTAATTATTAAACATAGAGAAATAAAATGAAAAGCAAATTATTAGAGATATTAGTGCCAGTACTATTATTCGGAACACTATTTATATTCAACCTATATATGTGGGGTAAACTTAAATAAAACAAATCAATATGGCAAACGCAGCACCAAAGAAAAAACCAATGAAGAGTAGAAAATCTGGAGTGAAAACTATGAAGAGAATTCAGAAAAACATTGAGATTCTAAAAAAATATCAATAATGATAATAGTAGCAATAACAGCAGGAATAGTATTCGGTTGGTTAATTGGTAATCGTATTTTGGACAAGTGGGTTAATGAAGGTAACGATGAAGTAAATGATTAATAATAAATGTTAAAGCAGGAAACATACCAATCATATTCAGAATTCTTCGGTTGTTCTATCGGAGTTGCAACGGTTATGAAGTACAATGAAACATCAGGATTAGATTCAGCAGCATATAAGAAGTTATCGGCGAACATCCAAACCAATCGTACTATATGTAAGGCGATTGATACGGGTCTATACCAAAAGTTACAAAGAGAGATATTTAAATTGGAAGGGAGTGATAAGAGGTTAAAGGAAAACGGAATCGTTAAAAGAGCATGGGATAATATAAATGGCAAAAAAAGAATTAATACAAAATCCACAAAGGTACTCTAAAACCGCAGATAATTGGGTGATATCGGCTTCTCCGAATATCGCACCCCTTCTCTTACCTATTGGTGTAGAGATAGAGAATCTTAAACCCCTTTTGGTTGCGGATGGAATTATAGTAAGGGTTAAAACAATTGATCCCGTTTCGGACGTGTACCTAATCTCTCCCCAAACCCTACAGGATATAAGGGATTCAAATCATCCCCACTATTCATCAGCAGACAACGGTAAGGTTCTGGGTGCTCAAATAGGTAAAACGATTCCTATTGTATCTATTGATGTTACTAAATTAGAAGATATAGCAGGGGCACAGGACGAAGGTAATCGTAAAGCAGGGGTAAAGGAAGCACTATACATATTTGAGGGTGATACTATTGAGGGTTTACCTGTAGGGTTAGTAAAACAAATTAACTGGACCTTACTTTCGGATTTTCCAAAGCCATCCGATACATTCCAAGTATGGGATTTGGACCTGAAGGCAGATTACTCCATCGATGCTCTCATTATCGAAACTTCTCAATTGGGCGGTAAGATAGATACGGAAAAACTACAAAAATTAATTGAGGGTGTCAACGAAAGGTTAAAAGGCCTCCGTTCCGATTTCAATATGATTGTAGATGTGTACGAAAACGGAAAGCAACCGGCCGCATTAGGGTATTCCGAAATAACAAAGGTAGCACTCCCTCCTACGGAAACGGGCACTACCGAAGATGACGTTAAAACACAAGTCGTTATTAAATACTCCGAGTTAGGAGAGATTCTTCCAACACCACTCACTACGGGTGGATAAACTGTATGGTATGAGATTGATACATTGGCTATATAACTTTTTTGCTTCTCTACTAATCGTTCCAATTCTTGCCCTGGTCTCCATTTGTGTCGGTTTGGGAATGGGTGTAGGGTTTTTCATATGGTGGGTAAAAAGATATGGTATACGCAATAAGTGTTGCTGTGGCGGCAAGTGAAAGGATACTATCAAATCCTAATCCAAAAAATTTCTTCTAAAAACGACCCCCTTCCCCCCGCCCCTTCGGATATTTTTTATATTTATATCCGTAAGTACCCTCCCCTATAATTGGTTATGTAATTCAACACAATAAATAACCAATAAGATGAAAAACTTAATTCTTCCCGTTTTGGGAGTTCTTACTCTATTCATTGCTACATGCAAAAGAGAAACCTATCCAGTTAAAACAATTAGACCTGAAGTTTGTGATTTCGGTCCTATAAACTCTAATGAATTTCAAAACCGTGAGGAATTTGAGATGGCAAGAGTTGGTAGTGGACCTCGTCCAAAAGATTCAGATAGAGATGGTATTTTAGATACACAAGATAATTGTCCTAAAACTAAAAATCCGGATCAAAAAGATTCAGATGGTGATGGTATAGGTGATGTATGTGACCCATATCCATACGGAAATGAACCAACCGTTTCTTCTGTTATCCTATTGGATTTTGATGGATACTATGTTAATAGTCCGATGTGGAATAGTGGTGTACCAAAACAGGTATTACCAAGTGGATTATACCCTGCGGATATACAAACTATATTGGATAGTGTAAGTAAAGATTTTTCCAGATTCAATATTATCGTAACAACTGATGAGAATGTTTACTTAAATTCAAATCGTTTGAAAAGAATGAGAGTGGTAGTAACAACATCAAGTGAAATATATCCAGGTGTTGCCGGTATTGCTTATGTAGGTTCTATGTTTTGGGGAGATGATACACCATGTTTTGTTTTCTCAAATACAATGTCATACAATGCATTGAGAATAAGAGTTGCGACATCACACGAGTCCGGCCATACTGTCGGATTGTATCACCAATCACAATACGATACAAATTGTAATCTTTTATATACATACAAACCATGTGATTATACAACGAATAGTGGACCTATAATGGGTTCGATTGGTTCTAATTGTAGAGCAATGTGGTGGAACGGACCTACACCAAATGGATGTACATATATACAAAACGATACATTGGTTCTAAAAACGAATTTAGGTGTTAGGTAAACTTTTTCGTTTAGGAACAAATACTTATAGGAAGTAAGTAAATTGTACCTAATGAAAAAAGTTTATCTAATACTGTTATGTTTATCATTAACAGGTTTTAATGCATTCTCTCAAGAAAAGTGGAGAGCTCTAACATTCAATTCCGTAAGCGGAACGGATTTTAAAGGACAGAAGTTTAATCAGATTACATCCGGTCTACACTATGACTTGAAAAATCGTATGTACATTTCCAATTGGAATGGTATTCAGTTTAACTATGGAAAACAAAAAAGTAGTTGGTTTAGTTCACAAACAACAATCAATAGTTATATTGGTAAGTGGACATTTGGTGTAGGAGTTCAATACGGAATGGTATCTATTCCAAATTTTACTCCATACTTTTCGAACAATACTACATGGTTTATATCAACGGCATCGTACAGATTTAAATTGAAATAAGTATGGATGCGTTGTTACAAAACATAACATACCTTGCAGCCGGTATGTATATATTCTATTCTCTTATTATATTAGGTGTATACTTTATCACATCTATTAGATTGTGGTTTACATATAAAAAATCTGAAATCATAAATGGTTCCGATTATAAACCAATGGTATCTATAATAGTACCAGCATACAATGAAGAAGTATCTGTTGTGGAATGTATTCGTTCTCTTTGTTTGCAAGATTATCCAAACAGAGAAATAATAATTGTAAATGATGGTTCTACGGATAATACACTACAGGAAATAGTTGATACATTCAATCTGCGTGAGGTTGGAAATATTCATAGAGGATGGGATATAAAGGTAGTAACTACCGAAAATAGAGGTAAATGGTCAGCTCTAAACACCGGCCTTAAATTTGCTGAAGGTGAGTGGGTATTAAATGTAGATGCAGATACTATATTAGTTTCTAATGCAATAAGTAGAACTGTCGAATTATTAAGACCCGATACCGATGCCATATCATGTTTTATTGGTGTAGTTAATCAAAATAAGATTGAAGATGGGAATATTACAACAAATAGAATTCCAAAAAATTGGTTAGCAAGAATACAATGGTTAGAATACATACGATGTTTTCTATTATGGAGAACTGCAAACGATAAACACAATGCAACATTGGTTTTGCCCGGCGCGTATTCATTTATGAAACGTGATTTAGTTTTGGAACTGGGTGGATATAAAGAAGGATTTTTAAGTGAAGATATGGAACTGACAATGAATATAATTAAGAATGGTGGAAAGATACAATTCATATCCGAATTTTTAGCATGGACAGAAGTGCCCGAAAACCTTCGTGATTTAACAAAACAAAGATTGAGATGGTACAGAGGAGGTTTACAGAATCTAATAAAATATTGGAGAATGTTATTTAGTAGAAAACGTAGTAAGTTTGTTGGATTCTATATGTTACCTTTTTTATGGTTTGCTGATGTGTTTGGTATATGGGTTGAATTATTTGGATTACTACAATTATTTATTTATTACTATATGGGTATTCCGATTGAATGGAATTTAGTATGGTTATCGGTTATGATAATAGTATCCTTATACTACCTATCAATGCTTTCTTTGGTGTGGTTTGCGAAACGTAAAATATTCAACGGAAAACATATAGGATTAATCAGAATTATACCTGTGATATTATTAGAACCAATATCATACCATTTTATAAATCTGTATTGGATGTTGCATTCCCATACAAATCAATACTTAAATAGAGCTAAAAATTGGAATAAATTTAAACGTAAAGGATTTTAAAATTTATAATAATTATTTGTATAAGCAATAAGTTATGAATATTAAAGTACTCGATAAAATAGAGAGTGGCTACGTTAAATTAGACTGGAAGGACCATATACATAAAGTATCTGTTAAAGATTTAGAAAAGATACTAGATACCATCGATAATTTCAAAGGAAACAAATCAGTGAAGGAAATAATTCTATTTAGATTCAAAAAAATCAAAGCATATGTTACTATAAAAAGGGATGAATACAAACCCCTAATGAACTATATTTATAGTAAGTTTATAGAATTAGAAATGTATGAAAATTGTAAAAAAACTCTACTTATACTAAACAAATTAAAATAAATGAGAGCAGTAATATTAGGAACGGATTTTGTAAAAGATACCGATGGTTCTTTCAAAACAATTGAAACAAATACCAACGTAGGACTTCAAGTTGATGCAACAAAATACTTTAATATAAATGAATTTGATACATTTCTAACGGAAAATAATCTAAATGAAGTAGTTGTTGTATACAACTTATCAAATATGCAAATAAATAGAGTTACTACAGAATTACAAGAAAATAATCCAACTTATTCCAAATCTGATAAAGTTTTTTATCAACTATTAAAAGAATATTATAGTGGGAGTTCTGTATCAATTTCCCAACAAGTTGTAAATGATACATCGGTAACTATCCCAAATGTCACAGACTCACCAAATAAGTTGATATTAAGAGTTGCATATGATACAACATCTTTAATAGATGATGTATATGCAAGAGATAACTGGGAGTTTTTAAAATTAATGAACGATAGTAATCCGAATTCAATTCCTAAAACCTACATCGATGATGTAGAATTGGGGTTTGATAGTATAGGTAATACATTGAGAGATAATGGAAATCATCCAAATTACTGTATTAAAAAAAGAATAACACCAACAAACAATAATTTATATCCGAAGTTACTCAAAATAACATCTGTTGAACAATTGCAAACTATAAAACAAAATTTAGATGCAGATGAGTATTTACAAGAATACATTTTTAATGGTAATGATTTACTTTATAACAAAACAAAAGTTTATAGAAGCATTGATTTAGTATATGGTGGTGCACTGGATGTATTGAATTTGTGGGTAATGGAACATACTAATATATTGGATACAATTACAATTCCCGATTATGATGATAATAACTCTGTTCAAATTTGGGATAGAAATAGATATGTTACAAAATATAATTCCAAAACAAATGATATTGCAGTGAAATTGTCTGCGGATGAAGGTACAAAAATTTTAGATATAAATGGTAATATTATCCTTGCAGAAAATTTAGCAATAAGTGATTTAGTAAAAACAATTGATTTTCCAAATATACAATACGATATTCCTGAATTTACTGCATTAGAATGGACCGGTAGTGTATCTGATATTCTTAATCAATCATACACTACATCATCAACGGTTCAGAGTATTATCCAATCATCGTATTTTGGTGAAATAGTAGAAATAGAATTAAATAATGGATCAACGTTTTCCGATGTACCACACGCATTGATATTAATGGAAGTTGATGAATCAGGATCAAACTTTGCACAATTTTGCTCCTATGATAGTTTAAAAACTGGATCAAATGTATTTGTTTGGGATACACAAACCAATCAGATGATTACTACATCAATAGTAAATAAATACTATTCATATCAGCAACTGAATGCATATACAATAAACTTAAACGATTTTGATTTATTTTTAACATTGGAAGAAAGTAGTACAAATAGATATGGATTAGTTACGCATAATTTTGATTTTGATTGTATTGCTTATACCTGTCCAGGATATAGTACAGCACAATACCTACCAGCAAATACTTGTTATGATTGTGCTACCGGAACATTTGGTGGAACTCCACCAGCAAGTGGATTAAACCGACCTGCTAATAGTTGTTCATCTGTAGGAGAATGTTGTAGAGTGGGTGGTCAATATATTGGACAAAATCCGGGCACATATCAGTGTCAATATTGGGGAGCATGGGGTTGTGCGGTTGGTAATACGATTGTTGAAACCGGAGGATATTGCAATCAAAGTAAACCATCTGATGTTGGTCTAAAAACAAATATCAATTATTTGGATGTTACTACAGATGGATTAAAACTATATTCATTCGAATACAAAGATAAAATTAAAACTTTATGGAAAGATGAGACAAACGAAAGTTTGGATGGAGTGTGGATTGGAGTTATGGCTCAAGATTTAATTGGCACAAAATATGAATCGGCCCTTTGGAAACATAAAGAAGGATTTTATGTTATAGATTATACAAAATTACCAAATATACAAAAAATATAAATTTATAATAATATGGCGACTGAAAATAATAAAAATATAAAATATTCATCAAAACAAAGTGTAAACCCCGTTAGAAAAAAGGTAACAGATACTACACAAATTAATTTGATAAAAAATATATTCAATCAATTTATAAATGCCGTAAAAGTTAAACATTTATAATAAGAATAAAAATTAGTTATATGGATATTGGTTTTAAAAAGATAGTGGGTTCTTTATTAAAAGACCCTACAAAAATAGTTACCATTGCAGATGCATGGATTACCGCTGCAACCCCGACGGAAGAACAAAAAAAATTAGCAGAAGCTAGATGGAATATTTGCAGACAGTGCCCGGAGTTTAGAGAAAAACGGGATGTGATTGGTGATCCTTATTGTAACGATTGTGGATGTCCTCTTAAAAAGAAAATATTTACAAAAACTTACAATGAATGTCCTTTAAAAAAGTGGGAAGAGGTGGATAATATATTTTGGAAAGATACACAAAAGATAAAAAAATCTATTTTATAAATGTTACAAAAAATATATGTACACCACTATTATTCGATATCATTATTTTATAAATTAGCCCACAATACAACTGAACGAGTATATTCCCTAAATAATGACATCGGAAGTGTTTTCTGTTTATATAATGGAAAAAAATTTGAATTTATTTTTAATCCTGAATTAAACGATAATAATGATGGAATCCATCTTATTGATTTTTTATCAATAAATTATCAATTATATAAAAATGCAGAATATTCCGAAATAGACTGTGTGAATTTTCAAAAAGATCAAACAGCACATAGGGCCGGTGGTCCTTTTGGTACGAATGATATTCCAATAATGAAATGGATTGCAGACAAATTGCAAAATAAAAAAAAATGGATAATATTACTATTGAGGACCGAAAAATCGTTTATAAAATACGATTGGCCTCAATATTATCAAATAATGGATTTGGAAAATCAAATAGCAAGATGTAAGAACCATTACATAGTATCTGATAATCTTTTTTTAAATGATACCGTTGAATCTAACTATCCAAATCATTATTTTGTATTAACAAATACAATACATCAATGGAATGAACTACTATCAATACGATGGTATTATGAGTTCAAAAATATTTACGAAAAATTAAATCCTCCATATGATTTATGCTTCTCAATGCGTTATCATAAAAAAAATAGAACGGCTTTGATAAAAGAATTGGCAAATTTAAAAAATAATCGTATCTTCTTATCAAGAACAGACAACTGTAAAAATAAAGAATTTTATAAAGAAGAAATTGATTTAAAAAAATTTAAAAATATAAATTTAAACGAATGGGAAGGTAGAGATTTTGCTGATATCAGCTGGGTTGAAAACGTAGAACATTATTTAGATTATATTATGAGAATATTACCAATGTCTAAATTACATATACTTTCAGAAACTTGGGATTGGTTTGATGGTGAACTTACATCAAATTATTTATCAGAAAAAACGTATGGATTAATTTTAGCTAAAATACCATTCATATCTACGCACACATATCCACTAAAAATTGTTGAAAAAGCTTTGGGTGTCGAACAACACCCATTCTACAAAGAAATATCCGAATGTGGAGTTGATGTAAAAAAATTTGTAAATTTTGTAAAAAAATTTTTAGATAATTTTGATGAAAATCATAAATTGTGCGAAAATTGGAGTAATGAATGTCATACTCAACTTACCAATAAAATTAATAGTGAAAATTCTTTATTAGATATTATTCTAAATGATTTTAAAAAAAATAATAAAATTTTTAAAAAAAATATAATCTAATGTTAATTGATAATAAGTTTTTTTATATTCCATTACCAAGATGCGCATCAACTTCTTTTTTTGCAACTTGTGTTAAAGAAAATATAAAAATAGAAACCGTAAGAGATTGGCTTAGTGTGGATACGCAAATAAAAAAATTTAATATAGATATAAACAATCTAAACTACGATACGTTTCCACAACAATTCAGACATGCACATGAACCATTAAATCTTATGATTGAAAAATTTGGAAACCATGAAACAATATCTGTAAAAAGAAACAAATACGATAGATTTATATCGACTTGGAATCATATTTTGCATGAAATGCATTTACACGAACACCCATATATTTTTAGAAAATGTTTATCTCTTAAATTGGATGATATACTGTTTTATAAATCAGAAAATATTGTTGATAGTAGCTCAACTCAAAATACAATAAATGAATTCATATCTAGAAATTCTTTAGAAAAAATTGGAGAGTATGGTATAAATATGATTATGATATTACTGAAGCCGGCATCCGATTATCATCATCATAATAAAGATATAATTTGGTTTGATTTTGAAAAATTATGGGAGTTAGAAAATTGGGTATCTAATAAATTAAATCGTAACTTCAAACTACTTAAAATAAATTCTAGTAGCCACTACTCCGGTTGCCTAAAATTAGATGCCAATTTTATGAATAAATATGATTCTATATATGAGGTATATGATGTACCTAAAACACAAAAAAGTTTAATATAATG